GTCAGGCCATGAAGATCCGTCAGCGCGTTGAGTGCGTAGCTGTTCGGATTATCAGGCGTTGCACCTTTCACTGCCTCGAGGATCCGGCGAATTGTGCCATAGCCCATGTTGCGCCATTCTTCGCTGTTGTTGGTGTCGAATGGATTTGGGATTTTATCCCAGAGCTTGCGGCGTGCGTATGGTTGATTGTCGGCAACCGTCAGCTCGATGTCGAGATACTGGCCGTTTGTCTCACGCGATAATTTAACTTCGCGCACGTTCATAACGCACCACAAGATTGCATCTTTAGGAATGACATCATTTGATTTTTCTTCGACTTTTGTGCCGAAATTGAGTGGCATATTCATAGTTTTTCTCCTTACTGCTGTTGATGAAAGTTCTGGATTTTAGTAATGACCGCCCCAAGATTGGGAGGTTCGAAAGCTTCCAGCACACCAGAACGATCTTTTGCCGGAAACCCTAATGCGTTACCCTCTTGAGTAACGAATACACGGTGCTTACCACCATTTTGCTCGCCAAAATCTACCCATGCGAGCGTCATCACCAGATCAAAAATACCTGGGATTTTTTTGCCGGCTTGCTTGCCCTCGATCTGCAGCTGCCAGAATTTGCGTTTAAAATCGTCCTCATCTTCTTCAAGAATGCACGACAAGATCATGTTGCGCGGCTGATGTTGCAGGATTGTCGCCCATGTCACCAGCTCCTGCCCCATTGTGCCGTACACACCGCGTGTGTCGAGCTTTTTTGTTTTCTCGGAGATCGCTTCGGGCTGCTGCTTGCACCAGTCGAAACACCAACGGCTCACAACGGTGAGGGAATCCGTGAAGAGCGTTTCGAATTGATCAAAGATGTTCGGATTGCCGCCAGCGAATGTCTGCACATACCAGTCGTACCATTGCTTGCCATAGAAGCCGTTTGGATCCTGCGTGTCAGGGCCGTGCAGGATGGATGCGATGCCACGGCATAAAACCCATGGATGCACATTCAGCTCCTGCGCCATTTTCTTCATGTTAAGGGTTGTGCCCTGCCATGCTGGTTGGTCCTTTGATTTCTCGAGCGAAAGCGTGCCGGCTTCGGCGTCCATGAATAAAGTTTTTGCGGGATCGAGTGTGCGAGCAACGTATGTTTTGCCGATACCTTGAACGCCAGTGAGTAGCATGTTGATTTTCTTTTTGCGCAGGAGGCGATCCTGCGCAGTTTCAAATTTAAGCATGATTTGCTCCTTATTGCGGGTTGATAAGTTCTGCTGTTTTGATCTTAGCTTCGCCAATCTCTACGGTACGAGCCGCTTTGATTTTTTCGAGAACCTCTGGATCGAACATGCCGGCATCGGCATTTTCCACCAGCGATTTATATTTGGCCTCGCTAATTTCAAACTTGATCTTGAAGATGGCAGCGACCACCTTCCAGGGAAGTGTGGCAGCAACAGCCTGCAGCTGCGCGCTATCCCATGAAACCTTTTTCTCTGCCTCTATGCTGAATTTTGCACCGTGCATCTCGACGGTTTTGGAGCCGCCATCTTTATCCTTGCCTGCCTCTTTCGCGATCTGCGCAGGATTAATAATCTCAGCTATCTGCTCTAAGTATTTTGCCCCAGCAGCTTTCCAGCCAAGTTCGTTGCTTTTGGCAATGGCGCGATCCTGGATCAGTTTTCTAATGACTGGCTCTGTGTTGCTCAAGAAACGTACTCCTCAAATACAAAATTCATGTTTCGTTTTTCAGCAATCGTTTTCAGATTGAGAATGTGCTTCATGGCGATCTCTTTGCGCTCGAGCCATTTTTCTACAGCCTTGACGCTGATCACAACCTTGAGCAGCTTCTCATAGTCATTAACGATCTGATGCTTGCCGCCGAAGTGTGCAACAATGGCTTTTACATCTACTGTTTTTTGGTTACTGCGAATCACTTGTGTCATCCTTTTAAAATCATATCCTACATATTGTAGGAAGTCAAACCTTGCAATTTGATCCTACATTTTGTAGAATATAGCTCATATTTTTCATCAATGGAAGGGGCTTTTGCCATGACCGCTAATAAATACAGATTAACGACCGTCAAGCACGTTCTTGAATATTACATGGAAAATCATGGGTTTAACGTGGTTTCATGGCATGACCTTGCGCATATGACGAGTGTGTTTATCAAGCTTATGGGCAAGAAGCAGCTGAATGAATTGCAGCCAGATCACTTCAATGCCTACATTTCGGGACGTAAAAAGGGCACGTTTGGCAAGCGCAAGGCCAAGAGCACCGGCACGCTTCGCCGCGAGCTGATTCACCTGCGCACGGCCATCAATTTTTGCGTGCGCGCGAAGCTGGTAAACCCAGAGCACGTGCCATTTATTCCATTGCCGGCCAATCCGCCGCCGCGCCCGCGCTGGCTGACAAAGCCTGAGATCGAGCTGCTGAAGGAATCGGCCATCCCATGGAGCCGCGCCGAGATTTTTATTCGCATCGCCCTTGCTACGGCCGCGCGGAAGAGATCGATAGAAACGCTAAAATGGAGCCAGATAAATTTCGAAACAAACATGATCGACTTCGGTGCCGGCGCATCCGTTCGATCACGAAAGAAAAAGCCGATTGTGCCGATCCAGTCAGATCTGCGCGTTTATCTCGAGCAGCTGCGCAAGAAAGCAAAAAATGAATACGTCCTGGAATCAACGACCGACATTCGCGCCTCGCTCGACGCCGTGACTAACCGCGCCGGCCTTGACGGTGTGACGCCGCACGTGTTCAGGCACACATGGGCAACGCACGCCAGCATGAATAAGGTATCGCTTGGTGAGATTGCGCGTGTGCTCGGAGACAGTATCGTCACTGTTGAAAAGGTGTATGCAAAATTCCAGCCGAATTATCTGCAAAGCGCAGTCGAACAAGCGGCCTTATGATTTCATGTTTTTACGTGCGCGCTCTTTTGCAGAAGCAAGACCATATGTTCCGTCCAGCTTTTTCTCTGCCATTCGAGTGCGCGGAATTTTTTTCACAATACGCCTAACATAGAGATAGCCTGACAATTTCATGCCGGACTTAACGGTATCTGGCGGTGTACCCTCGTATCTTTTCTCGATAGATTTTTCCTGATTAAGTTCACATAGGCGTTGCTTTAGCTGGCTATCATCTCGGTGATGCGGAAAAATTTTAAACCATTGATCGCGCAGATCTCGAAAGCTTTTCCATTCCATGTAAGGTATCAGCGCAGCTGCCAGCTCTTTTTGTGTGCCAATGCCCTTATCGCGGATCCACGTTGGCAGCGTGTTATTGATTTGCTTCTTTTGGTTCTTTCGCTTCCTTCGGTTCGGCCGGTTCGGATTTGATTTTACCACCTGTTTTTTCTCCCTTGGGTCCAACAACCTCTGTGGCGATGTTATCTGCCAGCGTGCTCGAGCCGACGCCGGCAATGCCTAATCCTGCCATAGTCGTGAATAATTTTCCACCAGGCATCATCGTTAAGCCGGCAACGATAGACGGTGCGATGATGGTTTTCCATGTATTTTTGATAAGATTATATTCCTGTGTATTTGTATTTGGCGTGTTGGTTTTTTTGCCGCCTGTGATGGCTGCGACATTCGACCAGGCAATCAGGCTTTCCAGCCATTTCAGATATTGTGAGATGTACGCGCCGGAAATTGCCGTGGCTGCATCACGCTGATAGCGAATGCCGGTGGCCATGTTTACCAGGAAGTCGATCACAGGGCCGAGTACGCCCATCGAGGACATCGAGCGCAGCGCCAGGTACTTTGCCACATCGTCCTCTTTCTTCAGCTCTTCCCAGCGATCTTTGTCCAGGAGAGCCGTGCGCAGGGCATTGACAATGACAGTGGCCACCAGAAGTGGTGTCCATGACAAGGCCATCAGCGAGGCTTGGCGCGCGCCCTGGAGTGCCCCGTAGTTCTTTGTGACATAGGCAACCTTTTTTGCCTCAGCCTTCACCATGTTCTCATAAAATGCAAAGGCAAAGCTGGTAACGGCAAATACGAGTGAGCCGATGGCGTTCTTCGACGCATACGGCCGGTCAGCTGCTGTGGGGCGCTGCACGGTTTGATCATTAAAGCGATTGAGCGCCAAAATCAGATCCATGCCAAATGGTGTTTGACGTAGCTTATTGACATCGGCAAAGCCATCGAACACGCCAGCATTGTTGCCATCAGATACATCACCGATCAGCCATTTTGAAAACGCAACAGAATCATCAGGCGCAATGCCGTATTCAGCAAATTCGCGCGTGATCAGATCCTTATCTGCATCTTTTGTTTTTGGATTTACCAGCTTGCGCGCCATGTGCTCGAAGTAACCCTTGCCAATTCTGAAAGACACAAGCCGGTTGCTGTTATCGATCATCGTCAGGCCGTTTGCGATGAAGAATCGGGAAGAGATTTTCTCGACAAGATCAATTTCTTTCCATCCGCCCATGCGCGCATCGAGCGCGGCCGCTGCCATCTCATGCATGATGATGCCGATGCTTTCGGCCGCTTCGCGCGCCTCACGTGCGTCCTCTGTGCCGGCAATCTGATCCATCGTGTAAAGAACGGTTTTGAACAGATCCGCAACGCGCTTTGTTTTAATCACAACAGTGAAGCGTTCCGGCAATGATGCCAATGCCGCGAGATCGAGCATGGACAGCATGCCGCCCAGGTGCGCGATGGAGAGCACGTTTTTAATCAGGCCGGTGTGTGTGTTATCGCTGCCATCGATGCCATAGATTTTATCAAACTTTGATTTGATGACTGCGATATCTTTTGGTGACACGCCTTGGCTCTTCAGCTCCTCGAGCAGCTCAGTGTAGCTTGGCTTGCCCTTGGGCTTCATTGCGTTCTGCAGGCCGACACGCCGGCCAACCAGATCCGCATAGTGATCGACAATGGCGAACGGATCTGTTTCAAGGAATTCCTCGAGGATCGTGTCTGCCTCAGGCGGCAATGCGCGCTTTTTGGTAAAGCCAGATGAAGGTGAGCCGTTCTCCAGCTCCTGGTCGCTGCCAAACTGGATCCGCGTCAGCCAATCCATAGCGGCCATGTTAGCATAGAAGTCGCGCACATCGGGCAAAATTGCCTCGAGGCGCTCTTTCATCTTGTCGTCCACCTCGCCCTCAGCCAGCGCCTTAATCAGCTCCTGCGCTTCTTTTTTGGTGATGGACAGGCTTGCCGGCTTTTCGCGCAGCATCTTCTTCAGATACTTCGAAAACAGCTCGGGATCATTTACGATATCATCGATGATTTCGCCCACGTTTTGATCGAATTGCAGGCCATAAACCTCAGCTGCTTTTTCTAGGAATTTTTCCTTATTCGCCAGGATCTTGCGCGTGATGTATTTACGAGACAGATAACCTTGATTGCGCAGGTAGCCGATTTCAACGCCGGCATCCTTCAGCTCCTCATACATATCATCGAGCAGCTTGCGCAGCGAGCCGGCAATCTTTTTCTGATTTGCCGTTGCATCCTTTGGTGTTCTTCCAATCAAAATGTCACGGATGTTTTTGTTTTCAGCAGCATTTTCTTTTGTGGTGTTTGCCGATCCATAGGTGCGCATAAGATTTGCGAGACGTTTTTTATACTGCGCTGTGATGTTGCGTGTGGTGAAGAAGAAATCCTGCTTCACAACCTCGCCCTGTCCAGGGCGCGTAAACACACGGTCATTCAGCTGCTTCAATGCCGATGATGCATACTTTGTTTCCAGTGCATGCATCACGCTGCGATCAGTACTGAACAGCATGCCGCGCAGCCACTCCAATGACGAATTGGCGGAGCTGGGGTTTTCCTTGTCCATCTTGCGCCGGTCAGCAATTGCCTCACGCAATCTTTCGACGCCGGCGCGCCATTTTTTAATCTCGCGCTTTTGCTCCTCGATGAGATTACGCTTGAAGAGTTTTATGCGCTCTGCAACACCCTTGCCGGCATACTCAGAATATTTCGGTATATAGCCCCAATCGGCAGAATCGAGGATCGACATATCGCTGAGCATCATTGGCTTTGTTTTATCGATGTCCTTGCCCAGCATTTCAGATTCGCGCAGGCGCGACATGAATTGATCGACAGCCTCAAAGATCGCTTCGCGATCAGCCAGCTTCGGGAATGTTTGCGCCAGCCTGTCATCGACGTTTGACAGATACGCCATATCTCCTTTTGCAATCGATGCCGGATCCCCGCCTGCATTCTCGATTTTCCACGCTGTATAAGCCTCGAATACACGCGCCAACATTTCCTCTGGAGATGTCCAGTATGGGTTGCCATTGCCCAGCTTCTTCGATCCCTGATAGTAATTATTTTTTCCGTTGATGCCTTTGTAATTGCCGGCCTCGAGCTCCTTCAGCCTGCGCTCTATATCTGCTTTTGATGCATCTGTTTTTGCGCGCGTTAATTTCGCCTCGAGATCAAGCTTGATCGACGCGAGCATTGCCTTATCGTAGAACACCATGTGCATCAGGTGAGCGAACGCGGCCTGCAAGCCATCGTGCGGATCAATCACGCCATCCTTGCGCACAACGCCAGAGAAAAGACTGCCATTGCTGATATCGCCAAATTTAGTGAGCAGATGATGGTCGAGCGCATGCAGCCATTCATGGATAAACGAATTTGTTTTCTTCGGAAGGCGGATGAGTTTTTCCATTGGGGAGTACGATCCCAGCGCGCCGGCAAGCTTCTCCTGGAGCTTAATGCCCAGTGTGCCGTTCAGGCCAATTGCCTTATAAGGCAGGCCCATGACGCCGGAGATAAATGACAGGTTATTGTAGATGTTGTGCAGCATATCGAGCGCGGCACGGCGATCCATTTTTTTATCCACTTCGATCCTCATTCCGAAGCGGTCGCTCAAGGCGTTGCTGAGGATTTGCAGCTGCTCATCGGCCGGCTTGCTCGTCACCAAATCCGGATCCATGCCGAGATCGACATATGCCGTGCGGTACAGGCTTGTGCCTTTTGACGTTGCGAAGTTTTCGAATTTACGGCCGGCAGTCTTTGCCAGCTCATCAGGATCAGGCGCGCCTTTAGAACGCTGCTTGCCTATGCGGCTATTGCTAGTGTCGTCATCCCGTCGAACATCAGTGCCATCGGTGTCGGTGGCAGGTTCTCTGGGGGCTGATCGTTCGCTGGTTTCAGCTTCCGCGAAAGTAAGATTCCCTTGCCCATTCGCTGGCGCGTCAGGGGCTGCAGTGTGCTTTTCATAGGCGGAATCAAGGAGATCCGCTGGCTGTAATTTGTTTTCTCCAAATAAATCATTCGCTTTTTGCTCTCTGGCCTGGGTAGCATATTGCTTCAGGATTTTATCGATGGTGGGCTGGGGCAGCATTCTGCCCAGCTCAGGACGATACATCATTCTGACCAGTTTTTCAACGGTGGGATCAATTCCCTTTTCCTCAATCAGGCTTTGCTGATTAGTTCCCTCGATCACATCACGGATCCGCTTGCCATCGCGCTTTGCGTTACGGATGATTTTCACAGCCTCCATCAGCTGTTTTGAAATGTCGAAACGCTCTGGCGTTTCCTTGCGCCGAACAGCCGCGCCGAGTTGCGCAAATTCCGGCGCGCGATCACGCAATACATTACCGATAGCCTTAACTTCCGGATCTGCGCTTTCGAAGATATTTTCAACCAGCTCTGGATCGTCATATGCTTTCGCCACCAGCGCAGCCTTGGCACGTTTGATGCCTTCCTGGTTCAGTCGCTTATCCGGCCCGATCATCGCGCTGCTCTCATTGCCGGTTGTCACCTTCGAGATGAACGCCTGAATGAAGTCTTGATTGTCTGCAGAATCCGGCTCACCGCCCTTGTGAAGATCAATCAAACTATCATCGATCTGCGTTGCATCGGCGCGCGCTTTTTCCGTCGATGACATTTCTGCAATTGCAGATTTGTTGCTCAACGATGTAAAACGCACGCGCTCTTCGGGTGTCAGCTGCGTTTTGCGCCGGCGAATGAGAACAGGTTTTTTAAACCCTTCGATATTGTAGCCGCCAGCGATGAGTTTTTGGCGATATTTTTGCGCCGATTCTCCGTTTGCCGCATACGCCTGATCGATAGCCGATGCTCGGCCATTTCCCGATTCGATTGTTCCATCTTCTCCGACAATTGGCGATCCTTGGTCTGTTGTGCGAGATTCTCCAAGCCGCTCTGGGTCAAGCTCCGTTGCAATTTTCTGGATTTGTAAGTCACTGGTTGCTCTCTTTCTGTCACGTGGTTGAATGTCACCGCTGGCTCGTTTCAAAGAATCGAGCTCAACAACTTCATCTTCGGTTTCGATTTCCATGCTGCCATCTGGCGTCACAACTTTTTTTCGTGAAACTTTTGGCGGTTCTGTTTGTTTGGCTCCCTCAGGCCGCGCTTCAGCTGGTGGGTCAACTGGCTGTTGCGCAACGGGCGAGGCAGGAGTAGCGGCAGCTACTTCCCCTGGAACAACCGAAGAAGGAGTTTTATTCGGTTCATCAGGAGATGCCGGTTTCACAGCTGGCTGTTGCCGATCCTGGGAGGGAGGCTGTGATGCCTGAGGGATTTCTTGCCGCGTGCCGGCACCGAGATCAAATGGCTCGACATTGGTGCCGCTTAAATCTGTTGCTTCGCGCACGGCCTTTGCGGTTTCCGCGCCAGCTTTTAATGTCGTACCGGTGGTGGCTCCGCCAATCGCACCAGCTGCAGATCGCTTCGCGTAATCCATAGGCGTTGCTTCTTTATCAGTGCCGAGTGTTTCGCCGGCCAGCTCGATAGGTTCTTGCAGCGCCTCTGTGCCGGTTTCTTTCGCGCTCGCCTTCAATGTGCGTGATACCGGCCCAGCGCCTTTTGATCCAAGCCCTTTAATACCAGCCCTTTCCAGCGCAGCTGATCCGGCCGCAAATGGCGTTGCCTCGATCAGATCTGTACCGCTTACATCGCGTACATCACCGCCATTATTTTGCGCGCGTTGTTCTGCGATGTCTTGCGTCATCGATCCGCCAAAAAGTAATGGACCAATGACAGGGATAGAAGCGAGCGCCATTTCAGGTGCAGATTCCACAGCTGTTTCAACGCCGAATTTTGCGATCTGAGGCACGTTCGTGGGATCTGTGAAAATATCTTCAATCGTCGTGCGGCCGGATCTGTCCACAGGATTTTCCTGCTGCCAGCCAGCAATGATATTTGCATTGTGAAAGTCTTTGTCAGCTACACCCCTAAGGTACTCAGACACTGTATTGCTTTCCGGCACCGTCAGCTCAGCTGGAGCATTGGCGCTTCGCGCGTTGATCGCCTCGTCACCTGTGAACAGGCGCGTAAGGGCGAATTGTGCCTGGCTCACTTTATCATCGATAAAGTTTGCGCCGGCATCCATGATATTTCCAGAAAGCTCATATTGCTTCCGGCCGACATTTCGGGCTGTGTCCATAAAACCGGCCGCAAGGCTCGGATCTGGCTGAAACGGTCCCATGCCGGTAACGGGGTAATCATATCGTGGTCTAAGGCCATCGCTTTCAGGCACGGATGCCCCAGTATTGAGCGGAGCGGCAACTGGCGATGGTTGGGGGGTCATGCCTGGGAACACAGCCTCAGGCGAAATTTGGGGGGCAGACGCTGGCAGTGGTGCGGTCGCCTGGGGCTTATACATCTGCTGGGCGCGCGCGATGACTTCCTGTTCTGATGCCCCTGCTGGGCCTTCAAGACTTAAAACACGGCCATCTGGCGCTTGGATCTTGTAAATCGGCATGGGGTCATTCTACTCCTATGATTTTCCAAGCACCACCATTACCTACATTTTGTAGGTTTGGCAAGTCTGCATCTCCTCCCTCTGTAAAGATTTCAGGTGCGATACCTTGCTGCCCCTGAATCATCTGTAAAACAGCCTGCATATCAGGGCGCGTAACAGGGTTGTATTTTGGACCACCCCATCCGCCAGGTTCATAGAAATTTGTGAAATCAGTTTCGGACAGATAGCGCGCCAGCGCGTCTTGCACAGCTGATGCACGGCCACCGCTCGCGCGGTACGCCTCATCAATGATCTGCGACATATCCGCATACAATTCCGGCTGGCCGGAAAGGTACTGTGCCGGCATCATTGTGTTTTGATCATAAGTGCCACCGCGCGACATGATCGCATCGCGCAAAAATCTGTTCATTTCCTTCGCATCCAGCTTCGGAATTTTACCACCGCCTCCTGCAGCTGCGAGCGCATTCTGGCGACCGGCCGTGGCGTTGCGCTGGTTTGAAAGCGCGTTTTGCGAGCTCGAGTACGATGGATCCACACCAGTGCGCACTTGGCCATCACCACCAACAAGGCGCTCTGTAGCGCCCAGTTCATAATTGCGGTTTGCGTTGCGATCTCCAACGGAAACATAATCATCTTTTCCGATTGCATCGCCCGAGCCTGTCATGATACGGCCGAGCGTCGCATCATCCTGACCAGGCATTAGCGCAGCTGCTGATAAAACTTTTGGGTCAATCTCGCCTTGCATTACGTTACCGACAATACGGCTGGCGATAGCAGGGTTGTTTAGATCAAATCCTGCACCTGGCGTGCCGGCCGGCGCATCTCCTGGCATGGACATCCCGCCAGTTTGCCCGAAATTACGATGATCCTCTGTGAATATAGAGCCAAGATCTTCAGCTGCTTTATTCTTCCGGCCGCGCTCGTTTGCGAGCCCTTGATTAGCAGACGCCGCTGCCATCGATGCCGCAGCTGCAGCCTTCATTTGCTCACGGCGAACGCTCTCAGAAAGCGTTTGCTCCGCAATCATTTTTTGACGCGCAAATTCAGTTTCATTTTTAATCTGCTGATCACGAAATTTTGCATCCGCTTCAGGATCTCCAATGAAAATTTTCGCAATGGCATTTGCTGCCTGCGACATGCCTTGGTTATTGCTCGTTGAATACGGCATTAAGCTAACCCTTGGAAAAACTTCTGCGTGCTGTTGTATGGCAAGCCATTACGGCCGGTGTTCCACTTGATCGGACCAGATGCTGTCTGTGTCGTCATCGGCCCAGTGCCGCCCGACAATCCAGCTGAGAGGCCGGCAGAGCCAACACCTACCATGATATCAGCGAGCGGATTTGAGCCGCTTTGCTTTGCAGCTTCGATCTGGATTGGCAGAACGGCATTGTTGCCATCCATAAATCCATTATTCATCAAAACTTTTTCGCCAGCACGGTTAATGCTCATGTTGGTTTTAGACAGGCCGGCATCGAAGCCGCGCATGCGCGCCAGGGCATCGGCAATCTGCGCTGAAAAGTCGCTTGCCCCTTTGCTTTTCACTTCGATGTTTTTCTTGGTGTTGTCGCTTTGCTTGCCACCGTAGTATTCGCCTGGCAGATCTCCCTGCGAAAGATTGTCCGTCAGTTTTTTCTGAATAACAGCTGTTTCATCAGCCTGAGTTTTGTCGAATGTCTCACGGTTGAATTGCTCCGCAGAATCCTTCACGCCGGCTTGTGATTCACGGCGCAGTTTTTCTTGCGCCTCAGCATTGTTGCTGATTGCTTGCTCCACACGATCCTGCGCTTTTTTCTGCGATTGATACTGTTGAAATGTACCAAAGGCAGTTAAGGCGGCGGATCCAATACTAACCGGATCGCACATTAGTTAATGACCTTTCCGGATCCTTGTCCAGATCCCACGGCTGGAGGTGTGAACAGGCCGGTGTTGTAGCGCGATTGATTTCTGCGCTCGAGCTCAGCCTGTGTGCCAAGCCCTTCACCGATATTGACGAACAATGGCGCCAGAGGCTCAAAGTTCGGCATTGCCTGCAGGCCGGCGAGACGGTTCTGCGCTTCATTCGCAATCGTCGCTGGGTTCGCCAAATTCGAGTTGAGCGAAACGAGATCAGCGCGCGATCCTTCCACGGCCGTGCGCGCGTCCTTGCCGTAAGACAATGCCCTATCAGCCAACGCGGTTTTTTGTGTGTCGTAATCTTCCTGAAGTTTCGCACGTTGCTCGCCGGCTACGGAAGAATCCAAACGGCCGTTGCGTGCCAGGGCGAATGTTAGCTGCTTGACAGCTTCTTCATATTGTTTGTCCAGCTGGGGCTGTGCGTAATCTGTGTACGCTGTTGATCTCGTGTTGTAGAAATCATCATTGAAGCCGCCGAAGATCTGTTGGATCTGATCGTAGCCAGCTTTTATGTTGTTTTGTCTTTGTTGTTCGCGTTTTGCAGCTCCGCCATCTCCGCCTTTGCCGCCACCACCGGTGCACATGCTATATCTCCTAGAATATCTTTTTGGGGTTCCGTTTGCGAAGCGGAGTTTTCAGCAGAAGGATCATGGCCACGAGGCAAAGGCATATTTTCTGTCCAGTAAAATGTCAGAAAATCTTCCTTATTTTTGCCATACATCTTCTCAGTTTCACCTTGCGTAAACCCGAGATGACGCAGCCACTTATGAATAGCAGTATAACCGACAATTGATTTACATTCAACTCTGTGCATTCCGCAGGCGCGCATGGAGGAAAACAACGGATTCATTGCGAAATTATTGAGTTCTTTCCCGATCTTAACGATATCGGCCGTTGCCCACATCCCCATACTCCAGACGCCAGGGCGCATGGTCACGGCCACCAGAATGCATATCGGAATGTTGTCGCGGCCGAGGCAAAATGCCATCGGGAAATTGCCGAATTGCTCGGCCAGTCCCTCAGCTAATTGTTCGCGATTTTCTTCCCAGTGAATGGCCAGCAATTCTTGCAGATCCCGCTCACGCATATTCTTCGAAACTTCATACACCATCTCAGGTGTGGCCTGGACAACGAAGAAGCTCATTACTGCTTGTTTCCACCATCATTGATATGGATCGATACATTACCAATGCGTGCGTAGCCGTTCGACCGGCACTTGAACATCAGAGAAATATGCGTGGACATTTCATCGATACCGATATTGCCATTTTCGCCGCCATCATCTGCGTATGTTGTGCCGTTCACAGTAGCAATTTTTCTGAAGAATGCTTCGTCTGGATTGCCATCCTCATCAACGCGCAGTGGGTCCGTTGCGACATAAACATCCCCCGTTCCTTGGCAGGCCATACCCATGCCGGAAAACGTTTTTAACAGAGACGGATCTTCGCCCGCCATAAATGGAGTAATGATCTTTGGTTGCCGCGCATCGTATACACGGCGCGTGGACGCGCCAATTTTATAAAGCGCGGAATCGGATCTGCAGACAATGGTTTGTCCGATGGAATCTATTCCTTTAATATTAAAGCCAGGCAGATAGGTGGACCAGGCAGAGATTTTGCTCGAGGGGAAGAATGAGAAAACATAAACCTTATTGCCGATAACCAGCATGTACCTGCCCTGACGCGGCTCGAGGAAGCCAATGGCCTTCTCCGCCTCGAGGTTGTTTTGTAGTAGCTCCTCTTGGATCAGGGGATCGATAGCAATCCCTACATCATTGACGAATGCAGCGTTGGTTGTATCGCGCGCGCGAAGGGATCTCACGCCGGATTCCGAAAGATAGAAAACGTCGCTATCGCCAAATTCCACAACACTCAAAGGCGATACCGCGCCGGTATTGTTCAGCACCTGGATCTGCTGGTTTTGATCAGGATCATCCGACATAAACCAGATCTGCACGTTATTGCGTGAGAAGATGGCCATATTCTCAAAGTAGTTCGCCATAGCCACAAGGCTTTCAGCGCCAGATGAATTTGTCGCAAGGTTATCAAAGCCAGATCCTGTGCCACTGTTGAAATTATCAGGCACGCCCAATTCTGAGTAGTAAATGGACGGACCTGTAAGCGCATACATTTTTGTTTTAAATGTTTTAATAAACCGCCCTGGCTCAACAATCGTCGCGCTCGCGCTTCCGCCTGTGACAGTCGCAGAATCATTAATGATGTCGATATATGGATCAGCTGTAATTGCAACAACATGACCGTTCGCGCCGGCCCCATCTGTGGTATTCCTAATCAGTACCGTCGCGCCATAAGAAAAAGCCTGATAGCCGGTGCTGGCGCTGTCATCGTTAATCGATGCCGCAACTGCTGCAGCTGTAGCTTGATTTGATTCCGCCCAGTCCACATCAGCCGGCAGGATCTCGACTGCATTGATCGTGATGCTCGTTATCTGCGCAGCCTGAATTCCGTCCAGCATCGTTGTCTCATCGCTGATATCGATACTGCCTGTGGTCGAAACAACAATGGCATCGCCATTCACCTGATTGCCAGGGATCTGTGTTGTAATCACAACTTTGTTGCCGGCCTGAAGAACGGCCGCAAAGCCGCTTATGTTCGAATTCTCATTGATGGCGTCAACAACCTGAAGCTCGAAAACCGACACTTCCGGCTCCTCGCCTTCTTGCAGCTCAGCCTCCACAAAAGTCTCGGCCGCTGCCAGCAGCTCAACGGATCCTACCGTAATCGATGTAATCGAGCAGCCATCTACAGGGTCATTAATGACAAACGATCCTGTAGAGCTTTGAGCCGCTGCGAGGGGGTCTGCGCTGATTGTAAACTGCGCACGGCCCCTGCCCGAAAACATATCCGCGACTTTTGTGCCATTGTAAAAATGACGAATAATTCCATCATCGTAATCTGCAACAACGTATGGCAAACCATCGAATAGATCGACGGACAGCACGGCAATCATATTCGCTGATCCATCATTCAGGCGCTGGTAACGCACAGGCGGGTTGCTGTTTAAAACTGTGTTTGCAATATTATCGGATCCAAACACCATGAAGCCGCCATTGACAGCTTTTAATCCGAATGTGTTTTCAGGAAGGTCGCAAAAGCGAATGAATGCTTCTGCCTTTTCAACTTCACCACCGCGTGTGATGTGCGCATTTTCGCACGTAACCAGCGAGCCAGGAAGTGATGTTTCGTTCATTCTCCTGCGATCAAGACCGATCTTAAAATCTTCGAGAATGAAGGTTGACATTAGGGATCCTCTTGGCCGGCATACGCAACGCGGAGCTCAATCTCTCTACGGCCATTGCAATTATCAATGCCAAATGTATCGCCGCCGATTTTGAACGGCTCTGTTCCAGGCGTGCCGCGCCCTTTTAGTTTGATGTAAAGGCTGTTTGCGCCCTCGAGTTTTGCTGGCGCATCAGCTGATTTCAATCTCGCAAGAATTTCCGAGGCTGCATACATGACCAGCAGATCGCCATCGAGCAGGCATGTATCAGCATCGGCAACCATATCTGACAGCTTCTGTGTGCCGTGCACGCGCACGTAACCTTCCAAGGTACTAAGAACACCATTCGACGCCGGCACAGGCCACACTTCAAATTGAGGCTCGTCTTGTCCATCCTCGAGGTAATACTGCCAACGCCATACAGGATCGCTTCTCACATCCGCATCGCTATCGTATTCATTCAGATTTTTATTTGTGATTCCGTTGCCAACGCGCTGCCACGTGCCGCCCCATTTATTCTCGATACGCACAACGCGGTCCATATCGATGTCATCTGGGAAATCGTAATAGCGCGAGCCGGCCTGCATTTGAATGTCACGGCTGATGTTCAAAAATGGCCATTCAAAATCAGCATAAAGCCGGCGCTGAACTCGGTTTAGAATGGCCACAAAGCGCGCGCGGGTTGATCGACTTACGGCCGGATTGGTGGACTGCCCCACCTCCGACCGTAAGTTATAGATCAGCTTTTCAAGGGTAATCCCTCGTGCCATTCGCTACTCCTGTGGAGCCTGTTGAAGATTTTTCATTTCCAGATCTAAAGCATCATCGCTCAGCTCCAGATTATCATCATCGTCACCTTCTTCACCGCCCGTATCATCGAGCAGATCAGTTAATGCCTGATCGCTTACCAGGGCAGACACACCGCCCTTGGCCGCTGCTTCCTCAGCACGGCGCTGTTCGTCAGCCTTCTTGATCTTATCGGCAATTGTTGCCGCAGCTCCTGTTGGAGGCGCTACGTGGATAGGCGGGGCATTTTCATCCTGCAGGTACTCCGGATCCATTCCGATGCTTTGGAATGTTACTGGCAATTGCGGGACAGCGCCTGGGTAAAGTGTGTTCATGCATTTTTGCGCATGCTCGGATGTAAATTCCATACGCAAACGGTTCATCTCAAATTTCGATGTACGGTTTTTATCGATGGAAGTTACTTGGATTGATTGCGCGCAATCTTCGCCATGCATAAAAGCATAAACTGCGAGCTGCGCCGGTGTAACGTCTTTCTTGACAACCACGTTTTGGGTTTGTCCTGATAGCTTAATATGTACTGTTGCAAGTTCCATGTTTTGCACCTTTCCTTGCGGATTAAAAAATAGGGAGCCGATGGTGAGCCGGCCCCCTATTGTAGCTTTTTAAAGTCGCCTTAGCCAGCGTATTGTGGAACACCAATAAATGATGGATTATCCGTAACCAATAGAACGCTAAAGTTCTTAGCGCCATCGCAGGCCGAGTTCGGATCATACGTTCCGCGAACATCACCTGTTGTGGCAGTCGGCTTCGTAAGAACGCCGGCCACATAGGTGCCATCCGTAACGGTTGCGCCATCTTCTGTATCGTAGAGAACATTGATAGCGTTTCCGAGGAACACAGGCAGACCAAGAACATCGCCAGTGCCAAGGAAAAATCCGTTGGAAATGGTTGCGCTCGAGGAGACAGCTGTGATTTTCTTGAAGGCTTTTTTACCAGCCACGGCAGTTGTGCCGTTCAGGGTAATGCTTTCAACCATCGCATTGCCGTATTCGTCAGTACCAGTGATCGTGATCACAGCAGTATCAGCACCACCAGAATCAGCAATCACGTTACGTGGCACATCGAGCGTCACAACACCGCTTGAGGCAAGCGAGCCGTTAATCAACAATGCACCTGCACCAGTACGGTTTTGCGACAAGCAAACGCCATCAGTAACGATAGCGGCCGGCGCGCCGAAGTTCACCTCAACAACCTGTCTGCGCGAGACGCGGTTGCCTGGTAAACCAAGCGTAGCCAGATCGATGTCTGCTTTATCACCTTTAAGGTGCATTTCAACAAACACTTCTGTGCTGGCTGGTAATGTCGCAAAGCCCGTTGCGGCCGTAATGGTCGCTTGAGTTTTTGCAAACACAATACCGAAGTCTCTTCCCTGCACCAGCAAGCCGCCGTTTTTTACAGCGATCTTGTGACCTGTTGGAGAGAAGTGGTTCTCGTCGAAACCGGCTGGGTAATCGACGATTAAGGTGCCTGCTGCAGCCAGAGCGGCAGCGAGGACAAGTCCTACAGTAGCTTGAGGCATATTAAGTCTCCTTGTATAAAGTTAAATTTTAATCCGTATTCGTATTCGTATTCAGGAAGCGCACACCCTTATGGGGTGTGCGCTAAAATTTATGTTAGACGATTTCGTACACGCCAGAGCCGTTACGACGCTTGCAGTCAAGTCCACCTGTCCATGTTTTTGCACGGTAGAGAACATACTGCTGAGCAGGGCGAGCCGGTGAGCGTTGCTTCCAATCTTCACCTTCCATCGGACGCAGACGAATACCGTCCAGGTCGATGATGTAAAGACGCTTAGCATAGCCGAGATCATCGAGGGTTGGATCATAGATGATCTTATTACCCTTGAATGTGATGTCAGCCATCGCACCGTCAGTTGCCTTGTTCATGCTGTAGCCATCCATGGTGTAGTTACCATTGGCGCGGAGCTCGATTTCAAGTGCATTGATGAAATCGGATCCAGCGAGCCACAACGTGCGCTTAGCACCACCGTACCGGCGCAGCTGTCTCCATTCCGTTTGCAGGAATTGAAGCAACGCACCGCCGTTCGCGACTGAGGATGTAATACGTCCATCAGTTGCTGTACCAGCAAAACCAGCGCCAGAGGCGAAGGATGCTGTACGGGCACGGTTTCTCCACCATGTCAATGTCGCGCCGGAAAGACCGCCGACTGTGCCCACGGATGGGTTGTCAGTGATCATCGACAAAATACCAGGAACATCCTTGGCATCTTGTGAACCGTCACGCCATAGCATCAGGTTGAAGTCACGAGCTGAACCTTCGTTCATGTCGTCGATCTTCTCTGAGAGCAGGCCGGTGAGGACAACCAGTTCACGTTCAGAATGTTCCGATGTATCAGAACCGTTCTCATCGAGAACGCTGATGCCTTCGGCTTTCAGTTCTGTTTCCGTGCAGCTGATACCGCAGTGCTGCTCATACCATTTGTATTGAGCACGTTTGGTGTTGGCTGGGTTGGCATAGTTCACGGTATCATCGTGGCTATAGCCCTGGTTGGTTGTGGTGTAGTCGCCTTTCACTGGCGTAGTGATGAATTCCTTCGCGGCAGGAAAAGTTTTCTGTTTCTTGCGAAGTGCATCAAGAAGGGGACGGTCCTGGATCGATTGAGCCAGGGCAGGACCCTTTTCATGGTAGTCGATTAACGAGCTGGCAATGTTTGCCATCTCAGCGGCGGTAAAAGGCATAGCTTCTCTCCTTAGTTGTTGAGATAGCCCCCTTGCTTTATTTCCCCTTTGACAATCCTGCGCGAGCAGCTTCCAACGGGGAATTAGGCTTGGTGGCCATGTTTCCTGGTGCTGATTTGCTCTGCGTGAATCTTTTCGCTTGAGGGGATTGCGCCGGTGCCAGTGCTTTGTAGAGACGGTTGACTTCCGCATAAGCGTCATCAGCGATCTTCAAAGCCTTGTTCTTATCAAGAACCTTGCCACCTTCAGCCATCACCCGCAGACGAATTTCTTTCTGCAAAAGCTCAGCTTTACGTGGATAGTCAGGATCCTTAGAAGCTTTTTCGCGCTGCCAATCCGAGATCGTACTGTGCACCACCTGTGCTGCTGCGCTTTCAACTTGCTTTTGGCTATCGTTCTGAGTGGTTTGCACCACAGTTTCAGCACCTTTAACCTTGTTCTCAGCGCGTGCCGTTGCGATACGGCTGAGTGCAACTTCCTTCGCAGCTTCTGCATCCAAATGGCCATCTTCGACCTTCTTCTGCAGATCATCAGGTAGAATATCTCCAAGCTGGCTCTCAATCTGTGCCTTGAATTGGTTGACGCGGTTTAATGCAGCGCGTAGATCCTTCGGATCATCAGACATTGCAAGGCCACCAACGACCATCAATTCAGAAACATTTTCCGTTGAAAGATTTTTTTCCTGCATAAAATTACGCAAGGATTCCATCTGTTCAACAGCAGGTTGGGCTTCTTCGAGACGCTCAGTAAGTCTTGATCGATCATCGAGAAGAGCTTCAATGCGCTTACGAGTTGTTGGTTTATAAGACTTCAGCTCTTCAGCTGTAATCTCTCCCAACGGCTCTTCAGCGCCTTCAGTTTTCTGACCATCGTTCTCGGATTTTGACGACTTATCCGGCTGCTGGTTTTGGCCCTCGCCATCACCGTCTGAATCTTTTTGTTTTCCTTCAACGGCCGCTTTAACAACCGATAATGGATCCCAATCTTTTTCAGAAACAGCTTCTTTTGCGTCTGCACCAGGTGACGATTCCGGTGCGGTTTCTCCTCCGTCAGGGCTTGCCTGAGTTTTGGCGTCCAAGGCTTCAGTCTCAGAGGATGTGGACGAGACATCTTCTGTGCCATCTAGGGTTGGTGGCATAGTTTTTGCGTCCTTTCGAGCATTGCGCTCATTAAGAGTTATAGCATAGTTTTCCTAAAAAGAAAAACCCCATTTATTCCGTCAAGCTCCAGCACCTACCAGGGGCGCATTTGCCCCCATTGGCGCTACCGACCCTACCGGCTCATCATTGGCGCCTGGAGCATTCATAGCCCCTGCACCACCTTGCTGTTCCGGTATATTTGCCGGCGACCCACCGGACGGAATTTTCATTGCATTCATTGCCACGACGGACAACGAATCATCTATAAAGTCATCTGGATTTAGCTTGTCGTCAAGGCGTTTAATGCCCTCACGCAACCAAGCCTTTTTATTCAACCCAGGCATCTGCAGCATCGCAGGATTAATACGCTCATAATTTGCAATCTCAAGTGGCTTGTTCGCCTTGCCGCTGGAGCCGGCCTCGACTTCCAGATACAGCTCCTTCGCAACCTTATCGCGCGTGAATTCACTTTCAGGCCAAATTGCGCCCTCACCAACGATCTCTTTGATTTTTTCTATCGTAGTGTTCAGCATTAAAATCTGACCGCCATCGCGCGCAATTTCCGTCAGGAAATCGTCCATGTCATCGATGTTCGATTCAATCGTTGACATCGTGCTGCCTTCAGCATTGGTGACTTCTGTGGCTGTAGCACCGGATGTGCCGCCCATGCTGGATTCTTGCGCGCCAACAACAATATTCATGTCCTGCATCAACGGTGTTGTATCGTACAGATTATTATCAACGCCGGCAGACGGTACTTGCTGAATGACATCTGCAATTTTGGTTTGCTGCCCCATCGAGATCTCGGCAACCTCATGTGCGGCCGTGCCTTTGAGCACGCGCTTATCGGCATCCTCAAGAGCGCCTCGAGGCGCAACGTATCGCGGCCGTGCGGCCTGCCTGTGTTCGCGCAAGCCTTCGCGCGCGCGGTTCCACTCATCTTGCATCGGCATCATCAGATGCACATCCGACTTCGGATAAATCTCACGCTCATCTTCAATGCCATTAAACAATAAGGCATAAATTGGCCAAAAACCTTCGACCTGAACATTCGGCACACCTGGCTCTTCAAGGAAATCTTTGTAACCCTCGAGCAACGTGTAAACCATGCCTGTTTTTTTGTCGTACAATTCCCACACGCAGCCGCTCATGCGCTTCATGTCGCCATTTACGCTGCCATCGCGAGCTGCTTGATAGCCGCCCTCTGAGATGTTTGATTTTTTCTCATACGCTGTGAATGATCCGCTTGCGACCTTCACGCCATATCTTTCATCGATCTCATCAGGAGACAGAAAAAACTCGTGAGCGATCCAGCCGGCATCGACAAATCCTTGCAAATTAGTGCACGCAGGATCCACGATAATTGCCTTGGATTTTGGGAAATCAAAAACCAAGCCTTCGCGAAGAATTTCCATTGTGCTCGGATCCTCGAGCATCTGCTGCATTTGCAAGCGAAGCTGCTCCATCTCTGGATCATCGGATTGCATCTTGCCTTCCTGAACAGCCTCTGTCATGCGCTGCATGTTTTGCAGCTTAAGCATGATGTCATCGAGCGCGGCCTGGCTCTCAGTGCGACGCCCCAGCTCACGCTGATAACCAATTTTGATATACCCGACACCGCATGTCAGCGTTCGGCGCACCAGCTGCTTCATCTGCGTTTTGAATTTTGGCTTCTGCTCGTCCAAAAAGTAATTGAAAGTTTTTACGAGCGTATCGCCCATGCCATCGTAAAGTTTTGATAGCGCAACGCCATTTTTAAAATCCTCGACAACTTGGACATCGAGAGGCGTGAGCATTTCGCCGGCAACGGATCTTTGTACGATGCTTTCGATGGTTGCCATGTTGCCATCCCAAAACTGAAACTCACGGCGATCACGCTTCGTATAGTAAGCCTTGGGGTTTTTTGCGTACAATTTTGCAACGCGGTTTGTAATGAATCTCTGAACAATGTTTGCGATGTATTTTTTGCCGCCAGCAAAATGCTTCTGACTTGTTCCATCCTTCGCCCACTGCATCGCCTCAGTCATTCTTTCGAATGCTTTTTTATGGTGATGCTTTGCGTGACGAATTTGTTGAATATAATTTTTTACAAGCGTCGAGCGCGCTTCTGGGACTTCTTCGCCACCGTCATCCTGGTATTCAGCGCCGGTGCTGGCTACCTGATACTGATCTTCATCGTCTGCCATTAAAATCCCCCAGCCTCTTCAGCTGCTTCTCGGTCTTTTTCGAGTGTATCACTAAACTTAATCCACGCCAAGGTGCCAACCTTTGGGGTGTTATCAACAGGCGGTTTATAATCAATGCCGGTCAGTAGCCGATCCAGGCCCTGCCCCAAAAGGGCGCAAGTATCTACGCAGTCATCGTTTTTCCCGCCTGGGAATCTGATCAGCTCATCGATGATGTCGTTTGCCCAAAATTTGCCCTTAGGAAAATATACCTTGCGCATAGCCATGCGCGATTTGAAAGGCTGTGCTTTTTGCTCTTTGGATCCGGTGGAAGGATGCTCATCAACATGGCAATACACACGCCGCTCTTTCATGCGCTGAAACAAAAACGGTCCGATGGATCCCGTAATCTGATCCTGATAAGTAAACCATGTAATCGGCTTGTGATGCTTCATCATGTCGATCATATATTCAGTGTTCGCATCTGATCGCTCGCGGTTAATGATCGCATCCAGAAAATAAATATCATCGTTGTCATCGACGCCGAACATGATGAGCGCGGATCTGTCTGCTTGCCGGCCGGCCTTCAGCTGCTGCTTCGTGCCAACGGATAAATCGCACGCGCCATACTTTCGCAGCGTGCTCATTCGTATTTTTGATGGATCATAATATTGCACCCATTTGCGCAGGAAATACACGCCCTCTTCAGGCGCTGGGTTGCCTTGGAAGAGACATGAATAACGGCGCGCATTCAGTGCCTTTTGCTCGCGCAGGTATTTTTTCCCAAAGCGTTCTGGCCAGAGCGGCTCGCCAATAGCGCGGCCGAGAATATCTCCAGCCTCGGCCTCAGCCGGAATATTGATCACATCCCAGCCCTTTGCGATCTCTTCGCTGTAGTTTGGATTTTCAGGATCTGTAATGCGGCCGATCACATCATCCTCATGCCAGCGCGTCATTACGAGAATCATGCAGCCTTCATCGGTCATAAAGCGGTTCATGATCGTGCCGGTAAACCACTTCCACACCTTCTCGCGCATTGCCGGCGAATCGGCCTCTTCGTCGTTCTTGAACAAATCGTCCACAACAATCAGATCGCCGCCGCGCCCTGTGATCGAGCCCCCGCGCCCCACAAAGTAGGCTGCATTCTTGTTCGTCGTGCGGATCCGGCCTTGGGCCTTGCCGCCCTTGCTGAGGGCGCATTTCGGAAATACCTGCTTAAATGCCGGCTCATCCATCACAGCTTTGACCTCAGATCCCTTGTCTTTGGCCAGATTTTCGTTGTACGTCGCGTAAATGGCATGCTTGCCATGGAACTTGGCCAGATACCACGGAATGAATCTGACACCGGATAATTCGGTTTTACCATGACGCGGCGGCATTGAGATAATCAGGCGCTTAATGTTCCCCTTCGCCACCTCCTCGAGCGCGGCCGCGAGTGCCTGGTGATGGCGCTTTGCCACATACTTGCTGCGCGATGAATCCTCAGGCGCATCCGGATCTGGTGTTGTGAACTGTGCAAAATCAATCAGGCTATTTGCAGATTTTTTCGCGCGCACAAGGCGCTCCAGCGCCATTACTTTTTTCGCATTCTCTTCTCTGGATAGCGAGCTTAGAACAGCCTTTGTGTGCGCTGGTCCAAAAGCCTTCTTGCGCTTTTCTTCAATATCAACGTCCGACATTCACAGCCAATCCTAGCGCCACGCGCGCCTGATCGCGCATAACGCCAAAATCATTCGCGAGCTGGCAGAGCATCGGCACCTTGTCGCAAAACTCTTCCATCTCATCAGCAACCTGATTTTGCTGCGCTGGTGTGTATTCTTTCACATCAGGCACAATCAGCTTATCCAATTTCGGATCTGCGCTAAAAGGATCCGTTCCGCAGCCGGCGCACAGTAGTAGCGGTATCAATAGGAGCATTTTTAATTTCATCTTGCCTCGCCTTCACATCTAATTTTGTTTTTACATTTGCAAGCTTCGCTTTGTCCCATTCGGCCTGCACATTATCTTGACCCATATTATAAAATTTGTACGCAGTGAATGCATTCGTTGCGATCCCCAGCGCCAGCGTGACGCCGGCAATGATCAGATATATCTTTAGTTTTTCGAAAATCATTTCAGCTCCCTCAGGCAAATATCGCGCTCGATTCTGCGCCGGCGCGTTAATCCATTTAAAACCACCCCACCAGCTTTATTCCAATACTTCAGCTGCTCGCACGCGCCGCGCACATCGCCAGCCATAAGCTTGCGGTACATGGTTGAATGCCGGCCGCTCTTCAAATAGACAAAACCATCTTTCACACCTTTACCGCCTGGACCGACATTATTGTAAAACAATCCGAATGCCGCGAGCTGATACGGGCCCCATTTTATCGGCACAAGCCGTTCTACATCCGTGATTGATTGCCGCATATCATCGCCCGCCAGCAACTGGCATTCTTCTTCAGTGAAACGCATATGCATTTTAATTGCCACGCCCTTAATTCGCGTAGTGCCGCCGCATGCTGTGACAATGCCAACCGGATCTCTATACGGCCGCAAATGCCAGCCCTCAAAATCAATGGAGTGTGGTAACGCAATGCCCATAGCCATTGCAGCCACAAGAGTTAATCCTGTCTTTTTAAATTTTATGTTTCTAAAATTCATCAATGTGCAGATCCACCAAATAAAAATTTACTGACAAGTGCGCCCAGTAACCCAAAAGCAAAACTTGCAAATGTTAGAATGCCAAGGCCCTTATTTTTGATCGCCTCATGCTCATTTACCTTCGGCTCCATCTGATTAACCCGAGCGGTCATAACAGCCACTTCAGATACTATGGGCTCAATTTTATCCATGCGTTTATGCGATGCTCGAATGAGTGTTTCTTGCTGAGCGTCATTTCGCACAAGCTGCTCTGTCTGACTTTTTGTTGCCGATGTGGCGTCGCGAATGTGTGACATATCGTTTGCCAAAAGCATAACGCTGTTACTGAGTTTTCTGAACTCAGCCATGATTTCATCAGCAAAATTCATGTCATGCTCTGGAGGCATTACGGCACCAAAAAGGCAGCGCCTAACACCGCCCCCCATAAAATCTCAAACAAATACCAGCTCGCCTGCACCTTACGAATTAAAATCTGATTCAACGACACTCCAAGCCACACGCACACCGGAAACGTAGCGCCAGCGAGAATAAAAGCAGGATTCCACAAGCACACCCCGATGCAAGCGCCGGTAAAGATCCCGCGCTGGACGCCTTGCTTCCAACCCCATTCCTTGCCCTCTGGCCTCCAGTTGCCTTTATAACCGCCAATGGCGCCGATAATCTCACCTAGTGAAAATTTATTGCCGACCCACCAACCAACGCCTCCCAAAAGTCCAAAAAAGCTATCAGTTGCATACAGACATAAAAGAGCAAATCCGATAGAGGAAAGTATCTTTCCGGACACATAGGGAATTTTTCCTAGCCCCCCGCCTTTCACGCGCATTAAAATTGATGATCCGATAATTTCTATCATGTCAGATACCTGATAACAACACGGCCTGAGCCGCCTGCTCCTCCTGCATATCCGGATTGTCCACCACCACCGCCGCCGCCTGTATTGGCTGTCCCAGCTGCGCCTGTAGTTGTCGTCGCATTTCCGCCGCCGCCCGCACCGCCCGAGCCTTTTGTGCCGTTTGTATTGCCGCCGCCGCCGCCGCCGTATGTAATTGAAGATCCACTGATTGATGAAGCTACGCCGTTTCCTCCATCACCGCCATCAGCTGTAGCGCCATTGCTTCCTGCACCAGCTGCACCGCCGCCACCACCAGCTGCTGTGTTGCCTGATGATCCACGAAGTCCGGAGCCGCCATTGTCACCTTGGCCAACAGTGCCAGCTCCTCCTGCGTATGTTCCGGCACCGCCGCCTGTGCCGCCGCCACCGCCAGATCCACCGGCAAGCCCGACCGAGCCATTCTTTCCGCCGCCGCCGCCGCCTGTGGCTGTGAATCCTAGAGCTGATGAGTTTTCGCCAGATGCACCTGAAAGATCTACAGCGCCAGCGCCACCGGCACCCACTGTGATTGTATAGTCTCCAACCTCTACAGGAACGCCATAGCCGGATAACACACCGCCACCACCACCACCACCACCGACAAGACCGCCTCCTGCACCACCTCCTGCAACAATGAGATACTCAACATCGCCAGAGCCGGCATCAACAGTAAATGTTCCGCTAGAATCAAATGTGTGCACTGTATAAGCGCCATCAGTTGTAACTGTGCCGCCAGTGGCTTCAATCGGAGGCATGAAATGCCTTGTTTCATATTCTTCGATAATCAACGCTGCTTTGTCATCATCGATGTATTCATTGCCAAATGAAAATGCACGAACTCTTGTGCCGTTATCTGTAATTCCAGAAGTTGTGCCCGAATGAGAGCCAATACTTGCATACGGAGAATTTGTTGAAGATGCATTAAAAGTGTGCGCAACCTCTACCTTAGTGTCAGAATTAAGCCAATATCTTGTTTCATTGTCTGCATGAGAATGAGAAACAATCAAAAGATAATTTGTGTCAGGAGTTAGCGTTGGGGTGCCGGCAACATCAGAAGCGCCTATGCCGCTGGCATACTGTCTTATAACAAGGCCCTCAGTGGCGCCTTGAAGAATTGTGATCCCAGATGATGATGGTGTGTTTTGTGTTGTAAAGAAAATATCGGTTGTTCCATCATCAGGTGGCGTTCTAAATGAAAGCGCCAACCACCAATCATTTCCTCCGGATGTTCTGTGCGCCTTAAGCATTGCAGAATCAGCGTCACTGACTGGCATTTCACAGAGAAATAAATCTCCACCATCCATCAAAAAGTATGCGCCAGGATCATCAGCACTACCTGTAAAAGTAGGATCAAAAGAATTTGCAGTTGCAGATGCGCCCAAAAACCAATCATTTTCAGATTTTAGCGTCCCATCCGCTGGAACTGGAACAAGGTTCTGCCAATGCTGACCGGATCCAGAATATGATTCTGCTAATGTCGCATCGACATCAACGCAAGCAGAAGCGATTAAACGCTGCATTGAAATTTCATCATCGTTCGATGAAGATACAAATCCCAAACTCGCGCCTATGATCATGCAAATCCTTTCACAAGGCTCGCTTCAATAAATGTAGAATTTCTCACTGCATAATAAAGCGTATCGCACGCACTATTTCCGGCCGTAACAGAAGGATCAATACCACCTGAGAATTTCCAGTTAGAGCCAAACGCTAACGTCTTTGGAGATGAGGCGTGCTGTGTAAATCTGATTGCGCCAGATTGTCCCGCCACCGCATTCGTCGGATTTGCCAGCGTTGTATCTTCAGTAAACGTATGCGCAAAGTCATTATTAAGCGCAAGGTTCACTGCGATACTTGCGGCCGAGCTGGTCAGGGTTGTCACACCAGCAATCTGCGCGCCTGTGAATGTTTGCGTCACGCCCAATGCGGCCGCGCCGATTGTTGTCCGAACGGCCGCGCCATCAGCATCATCAAGGATTGTTCGCGCAAACACCGAAAGATCCGCCAGAGCAGCTGTGCCAGATCCGGTGAAATACGGCATTTTATTGGCCGCGCTGGTAAGGCCGGCAAGGGCCGCAAGCTCAGCATCATACGCCTGAACATCCGTACCGATCACAAGGCCCAAATTCGTGCGTGCGTTGGCCGCTGTGGACGCGCCGGTGCCGCCATCCGCTACCGCAACATCAGTGCTGCCTGGAGCATAATAATCCGTGCCGGCAGTCGCAGCCGAGAAGGCTGATGTGCCATTTCCCTTAACAATGCCGGTCAGGGTTGCAACCCCCGTTCCGCCCTGCGCCACTGTAACCGTCGCATTGCTCGTTAAAACGGTCGCTGATGCGTTGGGGAAGGTAAAGGTGCGCAAGGAGCTGGCAGGACCCGACACCGCAAAGAAGCCGTTTCCTGTGCCGCCGTTGGCCCCTGGAAGGATGCCAGTGACATCCGTGGTCAGAACGGCAAAGGCATTCACCCAGTCGCCTGCGCTCTTACGCAGCAGCTGGCCCGTAGAAGGGGATGAAATTGTAACATCGCTCAGATCGCTTATGGCGCCAGAGAGCACGCCAGAAGCAGCCATGAGATCCCAGTTGGTCAGATAAGATCCACCAACACCAGGCTCGGTCGAAGCACCGGATGTGTGCGCGAGAATGCAGATATAGGTTCCGCCATCATTTGCAACAACATCGTTTTCATCATAGGCCGTGGCTGTCAGCCAATCGCCCTGCCACAAAAATGGATCTGCATATTGTTCTGCGAGAGCAGCTGATGCGGCCGCTGCGCTGGCGGAATTAGATGCTGATGTAGCATTCGCAGACGCATTCTGAATTGCCGTGATATTTGAAACAACAGTCGCAATGTTTGACGACATGCCGGCTACGGTGTTCACGTTCGAAGAAATGCCAGCCACAATCGTCACGTTTGCGGCAATGCCGGCTACCGTTGTCACGTTGGCTGCGATGGTGTTCACACCGCTTACAGCAGCTGAAATGCTCGAGACATTCGAAACAGCAGATGAAATGCCGGCGACAGTGGAAACAGCAGCAGCGATACCAGCCACCGTTGTTACGTTGCCTGAGATGCCGGCTACCGTTGTGACATTTCCTGAAATGCCGGCCACGGTCGATACAGCTGATGCAACACCTGCAACGGTTGTTACGTTGCCTGCAATGCCGGCCACGGTTGCAATCGGTGTGAGCGCGGCCGCAACTGCGCCAACAGTGTTCGCGCCGGCCAGATCAGCAGCAAGCGCCACATAGCCTGGATCGCCCAGGAGAGCATCAGCAGCAGCTTCGGCGGCAGCAGCAGAAACAGCAGCAGCCTCGGCATTCGCAGTCACAGCGCCAAGCAGGCGCGCAGGGCAGAAAACAAAAATATTATCTGTGCCGGCAACTGGGTTTGTATCGAATGTTAGCGTTACGCCATTAACAGTGTAATCGCTCGGGTTGACAATTTGAAAGCCTTCAGCTCCGCCAGCATCATAAAAAACCATCAATGCATTTTCATCGGTGCCAAGATCATCGGTGAGCGTAAAGTTTGGAGTAGCTCCCGTTCCAGAAAACTTTTGAAAAAATGCCGTGCCGCTATCAGCTGAAGGATTGGAAAACAAAAGCCATTTGCCGGCCGTTCTGTCTGTGACGAAAACGCCAGATGTATGATCGACAACGCAAATGTATGTCACGCCGCTCACAGTGGCGAGATCGAACATTTCATACGCCGTTGCAGTCACCCAATTGCCGCGTGGATTAACTGGCGTGCCCATGAGCGTAAGAACGGTTGGATCCAAAGAATCAACGTCAACAATCTGGTTGGCCAGATTTCCATCATCGCGCTGAATTCGGCTTACACGTTCAATGATTTGATTGACGGAAATGCCGATGAGATCCAGATTTTCATCTAAAGGAGATGCCGGCAGGGGCTGATCAGAAAATTGTTCCTGGTAATTCGTGAAATCGTAACTTCTGACATATGGCGTTGGCTGTGGCATGGATGCCTCCTTAAACTACGTTTGCCCATGTTGCTCCAGTATCTGTGGAGCGCCACTCGCAACTGCGCAGTGGCAACGGGTATGTATTATTATCACGAACAACGGCAGTCTCATCGACCGAGAACATTTGATCAAAACCATAACGCAAAATCTGCGTGGCGTTCGATGGTGCCGATGCGGCGGTCACGGTGATTGTATTTGCATCGGTTCGAACAGCTGAAAGAACGGCAATCTCTGTTCCCGTTGTTCCATCATAAAGTCTGAAGCCGCCGATCCCCGTTGTCGGTGTGAAATCTGTGCCGCCAATGTCATGCGTGAGTGTAATTGTATAAACAGCCGCGACGCGCGAAATAGCTGTGATCTCCGGACCATCAACACCGCCAACAATTGTCTCGCCTATTTCCTTAAGCATCTTTCGTATATCGAGGAATGCTTGTGCTCCATAACCGCTATCTTTCAAGTGCACCTGTTGAGCTGTTTCATCATAAAGCTCTTGATGGTATTTTTCCGGTGTAAGATGGATCCAGGAGTAATCTCTGGCAAGCTCTTGCTGTGCTTGTTTAATCTTAGCTACGTTGTCATCTGTTGCCTGAGTATTAGAAAACAGATACCGGCCCATAGGCGAAATAACAAACGGGACCTCGTTGCCTGTTCTGCCAATGAACGCTTGCATCTCTTGTGCAATGCCAAGAATGCCGGCTTTATAAGCGGCAGTGGAATAACCAAGATCTGTCTCTCCTTGATTCCATTTAATGCCTTCAATCGTGCCGCCTGCGGCCATAAACGCAGACATGATGTTTTTCCATCGTGTGATTGCTACAGATGTGCCTTGCCACGCTGTAAACGATGATCCGGAAGTCGATCCGTTGACCACCCAGTTACGCGTCGATGTGCCCCAAACGGAATTAAGCACCGAATTAAAATTGATCTCGCCGGTATTGAAGAATGTATTTGCAGAGGAGAAATAGCCCTCTTCGTTCGACTGCCCCGCCGCTGAGATGCCGCGCTCGGTAAATCCCACACCGGCACCAAGGCAATAAGGCGCGATTTGTGTAAGTGTAAGATGTTTGTTGATGATCGTAAGGCGATCAATATAACCGTTAAAATGCGAGGCGCTGTTTGCGCTGCATCCGATTAAAAATTGCGTGAATGCTGAATATACTGTTGTTGTGGCCAGATCATTATAGACCATTGGGCCGGCAAAAGCCTTCAGTGAAACGCCTCTCAGATAAGTAATTCCGACTGGTGTTTTTTTTCCGACAAGCACGCCTGTTGGAACAGATGCGTTCGCGGAAGGTGTTTGCACAAATGCGTTTGGCTTACGAGATGTCTGGTTCGTCTGCACATAAATCCGGCTTGTCGGGAATGTGCCGCTTGACCCAGCCAGGAACGGTGTACAGTTCGCACCGTTGTCAACGCCTGATTCGCTGTAAGGACTAACGGATGCGATGATCGTGCCCTGCGCAGCATTAAAGCCTGCCAAGTTCGCAATATCAGGATGACGCATAACATCGGCCGCGCGTGTCGCTGCAGCGCCAGCTGTCTTGATAATGCTCATGCCAAAGGTTTTAGCTTCGAGCTGATTGAGAATAAATCTGATCGTAACGCCAGCAGGAATTGTTATTACCATTCTATCCGTAGTTGCTGTGGCTGTCATGTTGGCGGCTTCATAAAGCGCATAGGCCGTACCTGAAATTGCCTTTACTGTTGGTGTAGGCGTAATACCAAAGCTCGCACCTGTACCTGTTACGTCACGCGCCCACAACTGGGCAGTCGCTGGACCAGTTGCACCGATATGCCCTGTAGTTCCTGATGCATCACCGATAACAACCGTACCGCCGCCCGCGCCACCTGACGCTTCGAAAACGTTGCCTGTGACAACATTCGTTAGCTTGGCAACACCAAGCGCGGTTGCGTCAGCAACCAAAGAAACCGTCGCGTCGCCTGTAACGGACATATTCGTTGTTGCGGCCGGTGTTGCGTTGTGATTTGTGCAACGGTTCGTGCGCGCCTCTTCGTCCATATAGCCAAGACGAGCACCATCAACTGTATAACTAAAGCGCGCTGTGTTGGTCGCGCCAAGGCGCATTTGGCCTGTGTTGTCGCGATACGTCGATGTGTTCGATCCGCCCGTATAGGTAAAGCCAGTTGGAACAACGTCGGTGTCCAACATAACATTCGAGCGTAACGGAGTTGCTCCGCCATCCTCAGACAGCAATGATGCTATCGGTGCGCCGATCAGTGGATCTAAAACTGATGCGGCCATGCGCTAGGCTCCTGCTCTGCAGGTGATTCCCGAAGTGTATGATGTGCAGTTAAAGCGATATTGGGCTGTGTGCTTGCCCTTTACATCGAATGATGTATCAGCTGTGAATGAATTTGCCGCGCCATCAACGCCCATGACCGGCTGGAAGGTTGCGCCTTTGTCCAGGCTGCGCTCGAGCGTGACAGCGCCGGATCCAAAATCCATCGAAACGGGAAAATCACCGTTCGATTCAAAGACATCACTGTAACCAGTGGCGGAAAAAGTTTTTGTGTAGGGCAGAGAATTTACGGCTGACATCGGGGATCTCCCAGAAGAATTAATTTAATCTTCCAAAAGAATACCAGAGTTCTTTGTTTTCAGCAATGGCGATGGACGCGGGGACAGGTTCAGCCTGTAAGCCTTACCAATTACAGCATTTCTGGTGAATTCACAGCCCAGCGCTGTAGCAATTTCGGTGCCAGTTTTACCCTCATTCCAGAGCCTTGTGAGCTTATTAACCTTACCCCGCGTCCATTTGATTTTATTCATACAGCGAGCCTTCTGGCTGTATCATCGATTATGCGGCTTAAGGAAATAATCCTCATTTCGCCTTCCTGAAGCAGCTTCGTTAAATCCGTTTGTCGGGCTGGCATACAATCTTGCGGCTGCTCCATTTTTTCAGCAGGCCGTAAAACAGGATTAAGGCGACCAAGAAAAATCAAAAGCGTTTGCTCTAATGTTGAAATTGCACGATTGCAATCATCCATCTGCATCTCGAGCTCGCTTTTGTCGCGTTGCGACGACCCGCCAATTATACCTTGATTTATCGGAGCGCCCAATCCACGATCATGACAAATTTCTTGAGCGCGCGCTTTCGCGTGTTCGTTTCTTTCCATCGCAGGCGTGAGCGGCCTGTTGTATGCTGAATTTGCTTCCATGTTTTTCTCCTTTGTTTTTTAGAAAAGTGAGGCGGAATACCCTTAACGGGCAGGAACGTTCCCTGCTATTTCCGCCTCACCCACATTCTCCCGTAGGGGCTCTATGTTATCACCCCACCGGAAACCTTATCCCTGCTCCCGCGCTTCCCAATCAACAGGCCCGTTCTGAGACGGAGCTGATGGTGGCAAGGCCGTTGCCGGCTGCAATGGCAACACAGGCGCTGGTGCACCGGCTGCGGCCGCTGCCTTCGGATTGATCTTCTGCTGCTCCGCCAGGACAGGATTAACACCAGGAGGCAACGGCAACGGTGCTGTATTGTTCGCGCCAGCGTTCAAATGAGCCGCGGCAGGCGGGGAGGCAATCGATGCCGATGCAGGTGTCTGCGCGGGGGCAGCGTTCGCCGGCAACGAGGACGACGACTTTTTTTCTTCCGCTTTTTCAACCTTGCCGCCATTGCTCATGTACTCGAACAATTCGCTTTGCGATGTGACTTCAGCTGAATAATCACCGCTGACGCAATGCGCAATCGCTTGGCCTTTGGTTTTTGATTCCACGTAACGCAGGCCGGCTGGGGTTTTTACTGTGTAAATTCTCTTCATGTTTTTCTCCTTCATGTTTTATGGGCATGTAACTGTGATATCCAACGCGCCCAATGAGCGAAGGCTATCCTGGAGAAGTGCCGCTTGCTGACGCCCATGACGATCACAGGTCATTTTCACGGCTTCTTGAACTGATCTGGCCTCTCCAGTGGACAGATAGCGCGTAGCAATTTTATTCATCTCGTTATTTGCGTGCAGCGTCACCATTTGTGCGTGATTTTTTCTTGCCCGTGCCAGCGCCTCTTCTGCTGCGCGTTTTAACCCCAACGGATCCATCGGCATTCTCCTGTGCTTTATTTATTTCCGGCATTGGCAGCAAGCTCGCAACCAACCATTTTTCGCCAACCGCGCTCGCAAAGCCCACCATCATTTGCTGCTGCTGGCCGGTTGGGGTTGCCTGCTGGGTTTTCGGATCGATAACGTATTCATTCAGAATAATCGTATCGCCCTTTTGAATGGCAGATCCGGCCTCGAAAACTTCGTAGCGTTTAATTTGCTGTCTGATCGCATCGAAATTGTTCTGATTGATATGCGCATTATGGACTGTCATTGTTTTCTCCTTCAGGTTTAAAAAATTTCTCGCCAACTTTTTGTGCGTTGGTAATGGCTTCTGGCAGCTTACCGAGAAGATCCCGCGCCTCCTCGATGCTCATCTGAATGTTCGTGCCATACGCAGATCCGCGCGTGTATTTAATCTGCACCCTGTTGTTTATTGCGAATACTTCGACTGTCATTGAATGATCTCCGATGGTTTGATGATAACGACTGGCTCGTAAATCTTGTTGAACTGCTCATCGCTGATGATGTGAAATTCTCCAGCTTCGCCGCGAATAATCCAATCGCCGGCCTCGCTATACAGCATCACACCATCCGCACACCGCGTTGCAATCGTGTGATACACGTTATCCTCATTCCCAGGCACTGCGAGCTGGTGAATGAAAATCTCGCGGTTCTGATCGAAGGCGTTGGTGACAGCATGCCCCATTGCCCAGGCAATGACCTGAGGGCCGTTGTCGCCAGCCTCGTTGAAACGGAAGGCATCCACCACTAAAGGCTTCTTACGATACTTGGGCATTTGCAGGCTCCATATTTTCTACGTTATCAAACACGCGCACAAAGCATCCTTGCTGCAAAAACATCAGCATCAACACGAATGGCAACGGATGGCAGAATGTGATCGTGCGCTTATCATCCGAAAACACGCCCTTCTCCACGTGCGGAATATCCGCCTCGCGTCTCACAAGGTTCGCTGTGCTGGCAGTGGTCGTGAGTAGATTGCGTTTGCTGATCATACGTCGATCCTCGCGGTTTCAGGCTGGCAAAGAAAAACATAAAAATATCCATTCGCCTTTGCCTCGGCTACTTGCGCGTCGCCAATGCTATCCCAATCTGCCATATGCAGAAAAATCGGCCGCGCACGATTGTTTTCCTCTAAGGCTTTAATACGCTTTCCATGGTTATCATTGATCTGCATCATTTTGCCAAGCACATCAAAAATCCCATTATTGATTTTTGTCAGCTCCAAAATGCTGGCACGAAATTTAAGCATCAGTTTCACTGTAGGTATCATTTTCTCATTCTCATTACTTTTAAATTTACTGGAGGTTGACCATTTGCAACGATTGCTAAATTCAGCACACCGCCAAAAAGCAATCTGATCCGATCATAAAATGATGGCTTCCAAAGCGAATGAAAAACTCCATCATCGTACATCACCGGCAAGCCCTGGCATGGGCCGTATTTCCCCTCATCCCAATCGGCTGGCTGATGCCGAATTGTCGCGCCTTTAAAATTCACTGGTTCCATTTTTTTCTCCTGTTTCATTCGGTGGACGCCGGCTCACCAGTCAACGCCCACCTGATCAAACAAGCGACTTAGCCTGCTGATGTCTCTTCACCATCTGTGCCGGTGTCATCAACCACCGCAAGATCCAGCGCATTCACCTCGAGCTGAATAAGACGCTCAGCTTCAGCTGGATCGACCTCAACCAGCTCGTTCCACCGCCTCGCAGTCCCACAACCGCCCAACACAAATGCGCGCCTTACGATTTCACCAAGCTGCAATGTGGTGCCATCCTTGAGCGCAAAAGTTGCCGGCTGTATCGAGCTCCCGAGGAGACACACATCATCTTCTTCGGCCGATCCCTCATCACCTGCAGCATCTCCACCTGCCACGGCTGGAGCTTCAGATCCGGATGCAGCAGATCCAGAAACTCCCTCAGACTGAGGGGCATCCGCATCCTTCTTGTTGTAAATCTGCGTCACAGTATTGCCGTTCACCGAAAACTTCACGCCCTCGATCAATACTTCCAAATTCTCCTCGTTCACAGAACGCACACCAACGTTCAATGTCACAGGATCATAACCAGTTGCGATCTTTTCGCGCAGCGTTGCTTCCAAAGTTTTTTTGTTCATCTTCAAATTCCTTATGTCAGGGTTAAAATAAAAAGCAGAGTTTTTCGACGTACAGCTTTTTGGTCGCTTTTCATCACTCGGCTGGTTCAAAGCAAGCAATGAAAAAAAATCCAACAGGTCGAATACCACATAAGCCCTGCTGGAAATTCTTTTAGGCCGGCTGCGTAGGATCGCTCCCGAGATCTACCTTAAAACGAAACTTGTGCGCGTCCACATTCCTGAAATCATCCGCCACAGGCGAAGCCGGCCGTGGATCCAACTGCACACGCTCCTTCACCAGCTGAATGTCCACCTCGCTATCCGAATGCACCTTCATGATCTTGCCGTAAACAATCGTGCCATCGCCAAGGTTGGTTACAACGTCTGCGCCTACGGTGGGTTTTGTGTCTGTCATTTTTGTGGTTCCTTTTCTTGATCGTTTTCGGTTGTCGTAGAGCGATTCGCTCTCGAATCGTCATCAAGGTACACGCCTACAGTTTGTAGGTCAATACGAAATCCGCAAAAATTTCTGTGTGGGCATCGGATATGATTTTTTTGCGCGCACCGGCACCGCCCCCCAGGGGGTGAACAGGCCAGCGAGCAGGGCAGGCAGGGGGCGAAAAGCCCCACAAATACACGCATAATCGCCCAACCTTCTTAGATAGAAGGTCATACATCAATAGCATCAATGTCTTGGGCAGGGGGTGAATGTGGTATTCTGACAAGGTCCTGCTTTATGGAATTGCAATATGATTCTAATTGCTTCAGTGTCATATTATTCAGATCCTCGGTTAAGTCACCTTTATCGGAGTGCTTATCCTCTTCAGCGCGGTGCAGCTCGATGAGCAGCTTTGCGGCATTCGTTCTCGCGTTGCCTGTTTGTGATGTTGATTTTGCAATGTCTATCAGCGTTACCACTGCAGTCAAATATCCCTCTCCTTCAAGCTTTTGGGCGGCTAACTTTTGAATAATCCGATTTGCAAGTTTAGACTGTAAATGGCCTCGGAGCTGGGCTAGCGCGTACCCTGTATATTCCGAAACCACGTTTAAATCGCCTTTTGCCTCCACCATTGCCGCACAGATGAGGATCGTGGCATCCGTGGCACGCTCTGCGAACGGACACAGCGCACGCGCTACAGCGACCGTTTCTGCTTGATTATCGGGGTGCAGGATATGCGTTAAATCGAGGGGGGAATTTGTTGTCATGGATATGTTGACTTCCTACATATTGTCGGAGTATGATGAATAATCGCATGGATCACCATGCATCTAAAACACATACATGATAGGAGAAAAACCCATGTCAGTCAAAACACAACCACAATCCCCACTACTCACACAGCACTGGGATGCGATGAGCGAAGCCGAGCGCATTGACATCCTCAAGATTTTATTTGCCCCTGTGCCCTCACTACGTCATCAGGCGATGCAATGAAATACCGCATTCGTTTAACACTCATCATTTCAACCGCCTACCTGCTCTGTGCAACGCATGCATGGGGCTGGTGGCATTTTTAAGGAGAACAAAATGCAAATCGATATGTTCAAAAACCCTGAGACAATCGCGCTCGTTGATCCGACACCGATTGAACGTGCAATTTTAAAATCAAAGGAACAAGCACAATGAAAATCCGTCACACAATACGCGCCAGCTCACAACACAGCTCGGGTTATATCAACAATCTCTGTAATGAATTTGCGAAGAAATATGCGCCTGCGATTAAAGCCATGCACAACGTGAAGGAAATCACAGCGATTGATTTTGCCAAGCAGGACATGCGCGGAGCGCCTTCAATCACTGTGTTCGATGAGCGCCATTGTGTGCCTCACCAACGCCACTTCAGCACATATCCCGAGATGATCGCATTTATGCAGGGATATCTGCAGGCGCTCGACTATGGCATGAGAATTGCTAAAGAATGCGGCCTTGATCTTGTGGCGCATACATCGCAGCTAAAAGCATGACCTGAAGCCCCTGAGCAATCGGGGGCTTTTGGATGCGCTTTTGCATCAATCAAACTCGAAGGAGACACTATGCCGACCAATTTACAACGTGCAATGTGGGCTGAAATGGCCCTCTATGAATTTAACGAGCAGGTTTCAACACGTGACGACAGCACGCTTTATGATCCTGCCGATGAAATAATCAAGGATCTCATATGCGATCTGTGCCATTTCTTGAATCTGGACGAGCGCGCGGGATGCAAAACGCCTGAGCAAATTATGGAGCTGCTGGAAGGCGCATTTCGTTTGTTTGAAGATGAGCTAGCCAATCCTGATGAGGAGGCCGACGATGAATAGCGTTTTATACAACTGCTGCCCTGATCACAAAGCACCGAACTGGAAGCAATTTGATGCGCTTGAGCTGCATGGCGTTTATGTTGACGACTATGGCCAGAGCCATCACACCAACAATCTGCATGAAATCAATTGCTGGTCGATCTTTGGTCATCTCCTCGAGGGCGGCACTGAGTGCATTACAGATTGCAAATCACTGGAGCAAGCGCGGGACGTTCTCAAACGCCTCGAGTTTGTTTCGGGTCTTAAAACCACTTACAGCCTGTAGGCCGAAGGAGAAGCATGAAAAAGCAATACCAAGGCGCAATCATGGGGCAGGGCGGAATCTTCAAGCCCCTGCGCACGGCGTGGACATCTCGCTTCACTGCCATCAAGGCTTTTGTCATGGTGCCAGCTATCAGTGAGAAGCTCACACTGACTGTGCACTTCAGCACGCAGCTGGACGATGACGTTGTGACGCTGAAAAGCCGAAACTGGCAAACGGGCATCGAACGCACGCTCTATCATGGCTCGCTGACCAATGGCACGCTGAAGAAAATCAAACAGCCGAAGGATTAGCCAGCCATTCCGGAACCTCTTCACCCTCGCACCCCCGTGCGGGGGTTTTTTTTACCTCTGAGAGGCGCGCGCGTTTGACCTGCACGAATACCCCTGCACTGCCTGGAGGGCACCACAGCTTGATAATTTCGCCCACAGCGACCTGAGAATCGCCCAACGTGAAAAGCCCTGCATCTTCCATTACATCTAAAACAGCCTTTTCCAGATTATCTTTATCGGGCGTGCCATAGGCCAACTGCCAGTGATGATGCTCAGCCTTCACGCTAATGTAAAAAACCATATCAACACAAAGCGCACCATCAAGGGGCTGCAAATCGAGATCATTTATAGCTGCGCTCAAAACGTCACCAATTCTGGCCTTCCAATTCTTAAGCCCTTTTGATGCATTGGAATACGTGAAAGATTTACCACCCTTTATAACACTCCTTGGGCGCGACTGCGCGTATGGCCTTCCAGCCACCCAAAATTGCATCACATTCTGCGTCTCTATTTTTGGCTTCATTTTTGCGCTATCACTCTGGAGTGTGTGAGCTGTTCACCTGTGTGCCCCCCTGTGGGGTGGGGGGGCGTAGCCCACCCACAGGAGGACAATGAACACCACACCAGAGAAGGGGCCTGTCCCATACAACTATAGTACTTAGTACTAGGACACTCGGACACCGCCATAATGGATCGCGTAAGCCATTGAAAACACTTAACGAATAGCGACCGGACGCTGTAAATGCCTTTTAGGCCGCGCTCGGACACCGCTTTTGGGGCTTTTTTCATTTTCATACGTCCATTACATGCTGCGAATTGGGGATCAAAACATACTCCTCATTTTCAGCGTCATAATTGTACTGCGCCCAGACCATGTTTGGCGTTGCTGTAGCGCGTTCACTTTGGAGACCCTTGGAATAGTCACCTTCTGGAACATCCAAAACATGCCCTGAAACCTTCTTGATTTTGAGCTGCTTCAAAACACCTTCACTTATGAGGCTCTGGATCATGGGCGTAATTTCTGTATCTCTGGCCATGTCGCGAATTTTAGGTGGCAGGAACTGATCCTTATCCTTGGTGAGGTTGCGTTCTGACAATGGCCAGCCCTGTTCACCGTACCAGCGCACGGCATGGACGACAGCCGCCCTCAGCTGGGCGCGCGCGGCATCGAGGCGCTCCTTCTTATTGTTGGTGAGATCAAGGCGCTTCTGGTGCAATAGCGCGTCAAAGAACAGCCTTCCAAGGCCGGACCGCCCCAGCGTGATCATCGGATCAGGATACCGCGGATCGCTGCGATCTGCCCAGCTGATGCCCGTATTGTTCTTGAGTATTCCCATATTGAACACGCGCGCACCCTTCTCCCGCGGGAGCTCCTTCAGGATCGCGTCACCATTGGGCATCTCCCATATCCCGAAGCACGTGCGCACGGCATTCAAAAATGCGCTCGAGCCGCGCACGCTGGCCTTCATATCGCTGGGCGTGCGAATTTCCATCTTCGGATCAGTCTTGCGCACGTGGTGCGTGAGCATCAGCGTGGCTTCAAACTTCCGGAGCAAACCAGCAGCCCTGAACCATTCATTTGTGCCGGTGGCGGCGTTCTCATCGCCGTGGTGCGTGGCTGAATACGTGTCGATGATGACAATCAGCGGCAATCCGCGCAGGCCATCATCCTTCATCACATCATCAATATAACCCTGCAGGGCTTTCCATGCCTTCGAGGGTCCGAAGTTGCCTTTACTGTCTTTCTCTGCGAGCGTGAGGCCATCCATGATCTGCTCTTGCACAGGAATAATCATGCAGTGATCGCCTGCAGCTTCGCGCAGCGTGCCATCCATATCAATCGCGCAAATGCGCCTATGGATATCGTGCTGCCCATCCTCGACTGTAAATACAATCGTTACGCATTTCTCGAGGATCTTAAAGCCCATGAAATTGTTTTCAGTGCCATTAAATGCCACAGGCCCAGCAGCTGCGCGCAGTGCGAGCTCGAGTGCCACGTATGTCTTGCCAACACCGCCATCCGCCACCAGCGCACAGCTCGAGCCATGCACCATGAAGTTTTCAATCAGGTGCCGCTCAGCTGGGGCATCGCCGCCATATAAAAGCTTTGCGCGAAACGTGCGCAGGCTCCATGCAGGTGTGGTTGAAACCGGCGCGGCTGGTTGCTCTGGTGTGGCTGCAACTTGTGGAGCTTGCGCCGGCAATGGTGCATTGCCAAACGTAATAGGCGGCTTGTCACGCTCTGCCCAGGCATTCTCATGATTGATGCGGTCGCGTTGTAGCAAGGCTTTGAACTCTGCATCGATGCGCTGACCATCCCATGCTGGGATCATCTTATCATTTACCCACAGCACAGTGGATTTGAATGCTTCCTCAACACTCTGATGACCAAAGCGTGCTTGCCGGATCTGATGGCCTGCGTATTCACTGAAGCGATCCCAGCGCGTATCTTCGCTGCGCCCTGCCTCGACTTCTTCCGTTTGCAGCTGGTGCAAACGATCAGCGCGCTCCTCTTTTGATTTGCCGCCGCCAGCTGCAAAGATGGAATCCTTATCGAGATTATTCCAATCGATCTGCAGCATCTCTTCGAATTGCAGCATGCTGAAATCGTGATTGTTGAATTCTGTGATGAGCGTTGTGCTCCACTTGCCCTGCTTGTCATACAGCGCGCCAGGAATGCGGATGATTTGCGGAATGCGTTTAAAACTTTGATCAGCTCCGAATTTTTTCGCCAGCTGCTCGCGAATGTATGCAACCTTCCATGGCTCATCGCACGGCTCATCTAATCTCCAGTGCGCGTGCAGCTTCGCAAAACCTTCCTTTGTTGTGCCGCCTGATGTGCAGGTCATCGTGGGTTTAGCGCCCAGCGCGAGTGAAACCTTGCTCAGCTGCTCGGCCGGATTGCCGGAATCAAAGTCTGCGCAGATGGTGAGCAAGCGCACCACGCTGTTATCCGTGGCACGGCGATCATTCAAGAGCGCAGGCGCCATGAATGCACCAATGCCAATCGGCGCGGCCGTGATGACCTTCTGCGCTACCCACTGCGAAAGCCCAGGGAGCCAGTTGAACTGATCAAACTGCAGCAGCTGCGCGGCAACGGATTGCTCTGCGGGCTCGGTGCGGCCATCGATCAGGCTATACGTGCCGATCTTGCGCACCTCAACCATCCACGCAGGATCTACATCGTGTGCGTTTTTAAATATCTCTTGCACATAGTGGATTGCATGATCTGTGTTGACGTACTGCGTTAGCTCATTGTTTGTTATGATGTTTGACATTATTTATGAAACAGCCTGATGATTTTGATCCACAGTTGCTGCAGTGTCTCCCTTGTCGATTGAAAGCAGTGTCCATCCGGCTCTTCGTTCATCATCTTGCTGTTCCCTGATAAGTTGCTCAACAGATCCGCGACGATAATCGCCCCATGGATCTTTGATAAACTTACCACGTTCATCGCGACGCTGTACGGTATATTCAGGCGTATCGGGAAGCATATCAACGAGCCAGCAGAAAATCTTCTGCCACCATATGGGCATGCCCTGCAGCGCGAGCCTGGGCACGGTGTAATAGGCCGCGTATGTCAACCCAAAACGCTGATGCACTGGGCCAGAGCTGCGCGGATATCCACTTTTACATTCAGGTTTTAACATTTTATTCCCCTTCCTTTCTTGTTTTCAGGTGGCCTTGGGTGTGGAGATAATCTATCGTCCCGCAAACTTTTGCGCCAAAATTATTATTGATGGCAACACGAAGATGTTTGCAGACTTCCTGCTTCAAAGCCTCAACATCCACGGCGGGTTTCTCCTCTGTATCGGTGGGGAGAGGGGCGGGATTTGAACCCGCGACCTGAGGCGTTTTTGATGCTAGCTCCTCCGCGCTGCCAGACTGCGCTACCCTCTCCATATTTAAATGCTGAATTGCCTCGTTCCAATTTCCTATTTTTAGACCCACGGCGGTTGTCGAAGCTGGCGGGGTGAGGGCTTTTCTCAGCATATAAAGATCAAGGTCTGTAACCCTGCGCGAGCTTTCCATGCGGTTAAGTATTTCATCCACCCCCTCGGCAACAGGCGCGGCTTTAATCGCATCTGCTAACGTGCTGCCAAGGTGCGTGGTTTTCTTGCCTTGCCCACCACCTACACCGTCATATTCAGTGACCATTATCCGGCCATCTGAAATCCGGTGCAGCGTAACGTGGCCTTGTGGATTGCGGTCGATAATCTGTTCCAGTGTCGTGGCAACAGGCGCGGAAGTGAGGGCGGCTTTCGCCCTGCGTTCTATAACTGGATCAAGCCAATCGCGGTTCATCGGCAAGGCATCCACCAACAATTTTAACACCGTAAACGCTTCATTCGTGGTCATCATCCTCTCCTATCGTGTTATGGCTGCGATAAGCTCTCGACATATTCGCTCTATAGAGCAAGCCTTCACTAAATTATCTCCTTTGAGCATGTCCATGGTGCCGGAAAGTTTCAGTACTTCCTTCAAAGCCTCAAGCATGTGCGTGTTTACGGGGTGGGTGCGGGTGTATTGATCGCGGATAAAGGCGCAAAGCAGCTTTAGTGTCAGGGCTTCGTGTGAATATCCTCCGTCTTTGATATGCACCGCGTCGTTCAAAAGCTGCTTAATATCATCCGGCAGTTCAGGGTTGGCGGTCATGGCTGCACCAACCAAACTTTTTCTTTGCCGCGCGTGATGGCTGTGTAGAGCCACCGGCGCTTCATCAGATCATCATTACCGATAGGCTCATTGTAGATCAGGCAGGTTTTGTATTCGCTGCCCTGGGACTTGTGGCATGTGATGGCATTGGCGTAGTCGAAGCGATTGAGCGATTTCATCGACCAATCGTTCCAGTCGTAATCATCTGGCTTGCCCATGATATCGCCTTCCCAGACGTTGATGATCTTCTCGTCGGCCGGCAGCTCGATATCCGTTTGCAACATGAAGTTGTTGTAGTGCGGCTGCGCCTTGATGGCATCAGCTGTCACGTTGCAAATCATGCCGTTGAACAGTCCGAGCTTCTTGTTGTTCTTCAGGCAGATCATTTTATCGCCAGCCACAGGCAGCGCCGATGTGATGCCCTTCTGTTTGCGATACCAGTTGTTCAAAGAAACGCGCGTGGCATTGCGGCCGCAAATGATTTGCTCCACACCCATCAGCAGCTCTGCAGTGGCGTGTGCAATCGGCATGTAAACCAGATCGCCATAGTCACCAAAGCCAAACGTCTGCTCTTCACGGATGTCTTTCGATAGCCGCACGATGGCGCTCTCAAGAGCTTGACGGTGGATTTCTGTCAGAAAAAAATCAGGCTCGAGATTGCAATTGCCCTTAACAGGCGGCAATTGGAATGGATCGCCCATGAACAGGATCTTGCGATACTTCTGCTTTAGGTGTTGAAGGATTTCGAGCGGAAGCATGGAGTATTCATCCACGAACAAAAGATCACCACCGCCTGATTCCATGTTCAGATCGAATTTGGGCTTGCGATGTTCTTTTTCCATTACTTCGATATCTGTCTGAAGTGATGTTGCTTTGAAGCTATCGCCAGCAGTGAGCGCATCTGCAAGCTCGCGTTTCATGTCATGCAGCTTCGTCTTGTCATGCCCGACCGGCTTATAAAGCAGCGTATGGATTGTATCGACATTCACGCATCCTTTTTCGCGCAGGATGTTCACGGCCTTGCCTGTGTATGCACCGAATTGCACACGGTTCTCGAGCTGGGCTGAAAGGAATTTTGCCAGCGTGGTTTTGCCTGTGCCGGCGTAGCCAGCCAGGACGAAGATCTGTTTATCTTCATTGTTGATGTACCAGTCCATGATGATGTCAGCTGCTTGAGCTTGTTGTGGGCCTAATGAGATCATTGCTATTCGCCTTTTTGAGTTGGAGTTTGATTTTTGCCATCGATGCCGGATTCTTCTTCCAGCTGGCGTTGCATGCGGTGGAATGATTCTATGCACTCATCGATGAGAAGCGTGACGTTGGCCGGTCCGATTTCCTTGGCGTGCTCGTAAATTGAATGGCATGTTGTGTCATTGAGAGCCTGAATGGCAGTTGTGCGCATTTGAATGAGCGGTATCATTGGATGATTATACGGCAGCACGTAATCGAAGAAGCTTTTTATCAGCTGCTTAAAGCGCGCGTATTCTGTGTTGAGAAGAATGCCGCCTATATTTAAAGGCGATCCGTTTCCAATTTCTATTCTATCGAATGCCTTATGATTCGGCTTCGGTTGTTTGTCCGACATTTTAAAGTCCTTTCGGTTTGAGAAGGGGAACAGTTAGACAGCCCTGATGCTTTGCGTGTCGATCCCATACACAAAAAGCAGTGTCCATTGTTGATGAGGCTTTTTTCTCACCCTCAATGTGTTCTTTGAATTGCAAACGCCAGGTCAATGGCAACCACCAGCTAGGCGTCCAGCCATGCCACATCATTTTGCTGGTGTAGGGCGGCTTTTGCCAGTTACTGTGCCAATACTGCGCCTTCATTAAAAACACCATGCGCTGCACGCCAAGGCCCACAGCATGATTGAAGAATTCAAACGTATCTTCGAACGATGGATTTGTAATGATGGTGTCGTAAACGCCGCGTTGTGTTTTGGGCAGTGCGTCAACCTTCAGGAAATCAACACCGCCTGTGCCATAGCCGCGATCAACAATGTCCGTGCTGATAACGCCCTGGACAAAGCTGTAATCGCGAATGACTTCAGACATCGCACCCTTGCCACAGAACGGCTCCCACACACGCAGCGGCTCGTCCTTGCCCCAGTGCTGCTTTAGAAAACGCATGACCGCGTGCGTTGCGGCCGGCTCCGTTCCGTAGAAGTTGTGTTCGATGGCTTCGCCCTCGCGGTTTCCACCTGCCATTGATGCGCCGATGTTCATGCCTTCACCTTTAAAATATCGAGTATGTTTAGTTTTTTATCCAGCAACAAAATGGTGTGCTCTGGAACGTCTTTGTTTCTGAGGATGTTAATGCCGAACAGCTTCATCTGGTCGATTTCGCCGCCTGCTTCACTATCTTTGCGCTCAGGCTCTGGCATAAGATCAAGCATTTCATGCCAGAGCTTTGTGTAATTCTTTTTGCTAACAGCCACGTTATCAAAATGTTGATAGTTTTTTGCAGCGCGAATTTGGTCAATGAGTGGCATGATTACCCCTTGTTCAACGCTTCGAGTGCATTTTCAACCTTCGCAGAAAAATCGCTCTGTCCTGGCCGGCTGGTGTATTCACCAACAACTTTGCTATCGTCCAGCATCTCTTCATCGATGATGGCGATCACAAGCGGGTTTCTGTCCTCTTCCTGGTCAACAAACAGGCAATCGAATTCCGCGCCCATGTCCTCTTTTGTAAGTTTGAACGCATCGACAATCCAATGCGGGAAGAAAATCGCGCGCGGTTTTTTCTCGAGCGTAGCTCCGAATGCGAAGCCTTTTTTTGTTGAGACGGTTGTGATGACCACTGTATTTCTGAAAATTTCACGCATATGCGCTCCTGATTTGAGTTCGAGATTATATCCTACATTATGTCGGAAGGCAACCTACTTTGGCGGTCCCAACCAACTTGGTGCTCCTTGGAATTCTGGAGACGATGCTGATGCTCTGTTTGCCTCGGCCGCTTTGCAGTGACTGGCGAAATCGCACCATTTGCACGGCAGCTTTTCATAGTCATCGGCCGCACGCTCGAGCACTAACGGGCCTTTGGCCTCGATGATTCGCGCAGCGCGGTCGATGATGGCTTGTGTATGTTTTTGATTGAAGCGAATGAACTGCACGCGCAGATCTCCGCTATCACGGCATAGCATTGTTAAAAGCGCAGGGTTTGGATAGAGCTGCAGAAAATTCTGGTATTGCAAAACCTGTGCGTAATATTGTGGATGAGATTTTTCCACACCATCGGCGCTGAATCGTTTGAATTTTTTCGAGCTAACGCCTTTGTTCTCCCACAGAAACGGATATCTGAGCTTCACCTTATCGCCATTTGCCATGGCAATTTCCTCAGGGCCGGCAATCACAACACCATCGCAAAATCCCTTGTACCTGGCGTGGCCGGTTTCGGGATCGCGGCCGATGGCAAAGCCGTATTGCTGGCCTTGTGGATCCTCGGTGATGAGGGTAAAGCCGGCAAGGCGTAAATTCTCCGCGATGATCTTCTCAGCTGCGTGCCCCATTTCAAAAATGCGGTAGAGCTTTGCCGGAAACGGCCGGTCGCTTTTGTATTGCTTCATCTCGAACCAAAGCGCGCGCTCGCAGCCCCGATCCCAGGGCAGCTTTGCATGCGGATGTCCGACACGGCCAGCGCCCAGGGATTTAGGGCGGTCCTTGTATCTGTCTTTTTCTTCTGCATAACGCGCTTGCTCGAGCGAGTGATCGAGATATGCGAACATCGCGACTTCTTCGGTGAGCTTTTGGCTTTCGTCCACCGTTTCGGTGCGAAAAAAATTCATTGGCTGATCTGTCATTTCATTCTCCTGACTTGTTGAACATTGCGTGCATGCGAACGGGTAGAAAATTCCTTTGCGCCATATCTGGTGATATCGCTCTTCGGGAAGAAGCTCACAGCCACAGAGCCGGCACAATCTTATCGCTTTATGTGCCGTACTCTCACGCCGCTGCGTACTTTTTGTTGTTTTCTTCGTTCGCACTAATAAAACCTTCAATGGCTATTCTGATTTGCTTGCCGTAAAATTTGAATTGAATGCCGCACGCCGCGCGGTACTTGCTCATGCCCATGTGAGCGGCCGCTTGTGTGACGACATCGAGCGTGTCGCCTTGCATTAGAATATCGAGCTGCTTTTGCGTTGGCGGATCATAGAGCCATTGCGCTACGCGCCGTGCATCAGTCTTGCTGCCTTTGGTGCGCATGTAATCATCCGCACTCTGCAGCGCCATTAAATAATTGTCGCTCGAGTTCACCACGCGCAATTTAAAGCTGCTGCCACTATCGCCCGTTGCCTCAGCGCCGATGGCATAGAAGCGATGGTCCTGATAATGAACGACTGCAGCCCAGTATGTTGAGCCGAAGCACAGCATGACGCGGCCGTGATAAAAGCTTTCGTATTTAAACGGGCTGTCCTGGAGAATATCAATCTCTGACATGACGAAGTTTTCAAGAATGCCGGATGCATCGACTGCGCTTTCACCGCCAGATCCTCGAGGAGCTGAAGGCTCGACTGGAAACGCATGGCCGCATATCGGGCACTCGCGGCAATTTTGCGGAACGGTGGAATCACAATCAGGGCAGCTCTTAACGCCGCTGCCACTCAGGTTTGGCTCATCCTCGAGGTTGCCGTGTGTCAAGCAGCTGGTGCCAAAATCTAAAACAATGCAGTCGTCCTTAATGATGCCTGGATAATATTCAGGATCCACTTTGCGCAGGCCGCGACCGATCATTTGCACCATCGTGCTCTTCCAGGAGCTGGGGCGAAGTAAAACCACGCATGATGTTGGCTGGCTATCGTAGCCTTCTGTGAGAACGGCAACATTTACGATGACTTGAATTTCGCCGCGATCATAACGTGCCAGGATATCGCGCCGTGCTGTGGTTGACAGTTTGCCATCGACCATCTCAGCTTTAATGCCGTGCGCTTTGAATGCTTCGGTGACGCCTTTGGCGTGCTCAATGGTGGAGCAGAAAACAATCGTCTGACGATGGCCGGCTTGTTGTTTCCAGTGCTCGATGATTTTGTCATGCAGCACTTTTTTGTTCATGATGCTTTCGACTTCGCGCATGTCAAAATCGATGGCTGTGCGCTTAACTTTTTTCAGCGCCTCATTGATGCCGATGTCGATCACGAACGTGCGCGGCCGCACCAGGTGGCCTTCTCTGATCAGCTCGCCAATTTGGATCTGATCCCCGCAGTTGTCGAAGGCGGTCCGAAGCGCCCTGCGATCGCCACGGTTCGGGGTGGCTGTGGTGCCATAAAGCAGCAGGTCCGGATTGTCACTTTTTGCCTTTGCGATAATCTGTAAGTAGCTGGGCGAGGCGGCATGATGGGCTTCGTCAATGGCGAGCGTCCCGATGGGCGGCATTGCGTCCAGATTTTGGGCGAGGGTTTGCACCATCGCGAAGTTCCAGCCCCCTGCAGCGCGATCCCACGCCTTAGATGAGGCGTTTATCTTCATAGGGCGGCGGATGTTTCTGATGCCGGCATATTCAACGAAGGTATCGTGATTTTGCTCGAGCAGCTCATCACGGTGCTGCAAAACCAGCGTTGGAAGCTTTTTAGGTTTATTTTCCAATACGATAGCGGATAACATAACAGTTTTACCAGCGCCTGTGGGCGCGATGCCAATGGTGTTTTTTCTGGCGCGCAGAGGTACATTGCATTTGTCAACAAATTGCCGTTGCCGGTTTCGCAGCATCATTTCAAGGACTTCCCGAATTTAAATAATATGTTTCACGTGAAGTAAAAGCGGAAGTGAAATCGATGAAGTCACTTCCGCTTTTATTCGATTATTTACTGGCCAGTATTTGAGCCAGGGAACTGCGCAGGCGCTCCCCCTGGAACATTCCAAGGCTGGTTAGAAGGGGATGCTGTAGCAGGCGTCGCAGGTGGGGCCATATTCGTCATGGGGGCTTGCTGGGGCACCGCACCGACATGTGCCGGCTGGCCCTGTGGCAGAGGAGCCGGCTGCTGGAAACCCGCTTGTGGGGCCGCTGGCTGTGGCGCCAGCCAGCCTGGTCCTGCTGCCTGCTGAGGCGCTTGTTGCTGCGCCGGCATCGCTGCAGGTGGCGGGGCTTGCGTTCCTGCGAACATGCTGCCTTGCTGAGGAGCTGCTGCTGGAGCCGGCTTGCCATACTGGAACACACCAGATGTGAGCAGGCGGTACGCCTCAACAACCTTTTTGACGCTGCTGTGCGGAGAGAGATATTCCGCGCGGTTTTTGTCATCAGGATATTGCGCGCTGCCTTTTTCGATACCGATAAGCACCGGCACTGTCAGGCCATGAAGATCCGTCAGCGCGTTGAGTGCGTAGCTGTTCGGATTATCAGGCGTTGCACCTTTCACTGCCTCGAGGATCCGGCGAATTGTGCCATAGCCCATGTTGCGCCATTCTT